CCTCTATTTCAAAAAATCCTTTTCAAGAAGTATTATTACCAGAAATGCTTATTAGACTCCGACAGGGGGTTGGTCGATTAATTAGATCAGAAACTGACAAAGGAATTATAAGTATTCTTGATTCAAGACTAAGTGAAAAATATGAAAAGCATTATAGGGAAACAGTATTAAAATCCTTACCTTTTAAAAACGTAACAGAATCGATTGATAAAGTTAAATCATTTGTAGAAGCACTAATGATTTAATAAAAACAAGATTTGATTGGAAAGGATGTTCTTAAATGGAAAAAGATATTTACAATCACACACCACTAAGAATCCCCTGCCTTTAGGCATGGGGAGTGTCAATGATGAACAGTGTTGGTTAAAAGCAATTGAAGATGGTTGGAGATGGGATTATCAGAAAGGAAAGTTTTATCGAATTATTGGTAATTAATTGCGATAAAAAGGTAATTTTGTCATTGTTTAACAATATATAAATCCTATTTTGAATACATATTTTGAATATTTTCTAACAAAGACTATTCAAATATGTATTTTTTTTGTTTTTTGGTGTATAATGAAGTATCAAAGCAAATAATTGGACAAAGGAGGAGTTAGTGACATGCTAAGACCTAAAGAAGAATTATTGTCAGCACTTAAAAACAAACTTAACGAAGTTAGATACGACAAAAAGGTTTTATGGGGAATAAACGAATATTTAAGTCAATACAATGAAACTGGAACTATAAATGAAATTGTTGTCGATTTAGAAAAATTAAATGACATTAATCCAGATTTGCTTTGCTTAATTACAATCGCCTTGTTTGAAGAAACAAAAGATTCGTCTATAGACCCAAGAATTTTTTACCATGAACGCGAAATAAATATTGCAAAAAGATATACTGGACAAGTTGAAGAACAAATTAAATATCCTGTTGTATTTGAAAACACACTTCGATCAAGTGACCGTGATTATTTAACAATTATGTCGGTACAAGATATTGTTAATCTGTATAAATCAAATATTTTGGAATATAATTATGACACACAAAGAACACCAGAGAAAAGAAGGAAAAAAGACGGTTCAATTATACAAAAACCAAGAGTAAACAGAAAAAGCGTTGAAAAAATTGCTGAATTAATGGTTAAAGGCAAATATAAAGCAGATACAATTACCTTTAATCTGCTTATGGATGGAAATGACGAATGTTCTTACAACGAAAAAGATAAAACATTGACAATACACTCTGGAGAACTTGACATTCTTGACGGTTTCCATCGAATTGAAGCAATGCAAATTGCAGTTGAATTAAATCCAAATATTGATTTAAACATGAATGTAGCAATAAAGAATTATCCTTTAGACGAAGCGAGATTTTACTTTGGGCAAATCAATACAATTAATTTGCCAGATAAAGCGAGAACCAGAGAGTTGAAACAAGAAAGTATTGCTGATATGATTGTGTCTGACTTAAATAAAAAATCCGATCTTGCCGGGAAGATATCAACTACTTCGGGAACATCATATTCAAAGGGCGAGTTGACGAATTTTATAATTTTGTCGGATGCGATTAATGATGTATTCAAACCGAAGGATAGAAAAGACTATTTGGATTTGTATCCATTTTTAAGTGATTTCTTTAGTTATTTAATTGCTTCGTTCAAAGAAGAATTTGTAACGAATATTGCTAAGACAAGGGAAAAAAGTTGGATAAACCATCAAAATATGTTTGTTGGATATGTTGTTTTGGCTAAAAAGTTTTATGATAATAATATCCCCATCAATAAGATAGTTGATGTAATAAAGAGAATTGACTTCTCGAAAGAAACATCTGAATTAAACAGCATTATGAGTGGTCAAGGAAAAGAAAATAGTCCAACTATTAGAAGGAAAATTAGAGAGTATTTTGAAAAAATTAAAATCTAAAGAAAGGGTGAAATAAATGAGCAATAAAATTTATACTTTGGGTTTCTATAACCCAGAAGTTAAAGAAAGATATTTGAGCAGATATGAAGGAAATATTCAACATGTAATTTCGAGAATATTTAAAATTTCTGCACCTTTGGAAATACAACTTGAAAAAGATTTGTATGAATTTAATCGTGATGAGATTAAAAAAATCTTATTTACTGCTGATCCCTTAACTGTAAGAGCAAGTTTTCAGAATGGAATAAATATAAGAAATTATATTGATTGGGCGATTGAAGAAGCATATCGTTCCAATTCCATTAACCCTTTGGCTGGATTAGGAGAAAAGTGGTACGAACAGTTTGTTGATAAGGGTAAAGAATTAATTTTACATGTAGATAAAATTAATGAGATTGTTGATAAATGTGAGAACAAACAAGATGCTGTGATAATCCAATTAATATTTGAAGGATTATATGGAAAAAATTATTGTGAATTAGTCATGTTGAAGAAGAATGACGTTGATGGAAATGTATTAACGTTAAGGGACAATAACGGTAAACCTACAAGAAAAATAACTGTCTCAGATAAATGTATTCGTTTGATTGAAGGTGCTTTAAAAGAAACCGAATATGTAAAAAATAATGGTGATATCAGCGAAGGTACGAGATCCAAAATAACATATTTGGTAGATACTGATTTTGTAATAAAAAAATCAAAAACGAACGTCAAAGATGAAGGCCCGGTAACGCCTCATGTAATATTGCGAAGGATTAAAACGTTACAAGAATCGTTTGATGTCCCTTACTTAACCGTGACATCGATTAAATATTCAGGAATGTTATACTATGCAAAACAACTATATGAAAGAGATGGGGACTTAACACGCGAACATTTAGCGATGATTGGCGCTCAGTTTGGTATTAATCAAATTTTAGTGAACGGAAAAGAAGAATACGATCTTAGAAGTGCCAAAAAAGAATTTTTAAATGTTGAAACAATCAAAAAGATATATGGTATTTAAAATTTTTTAATAGCCTAATTGAAAGGCTATTTTTTTTGGAAAATTCACCTTAGAGTATTGACAATTAGATAAATTTGGATTATATTTATAATACATAATTTGAATTTAATTTTAAGGAGGGCTTAATAATGAGTGCATATTCTGTTGGCATTGTTCAGAAAGACGGGGTTTTAAAATTTTTCTATGGAAAAACAAAATATGTACAACCGATTGTAGATAGCGTTATGAAAAAAGTTAAAGTTAATTTTGTAGACGGTTTTGGGACACTTTATTTCTTTGACGATTCTGAAAAGATGATAAGTTATATTAAAAAAGCTAAAACAAACGGTTTTAATGTTGAGGAACTAACTGAATATATAACTACATAAAAAGCAAAATATGATATTGAAAATAAAAAAGAAATATTGTATAATTTATTAAAAATAACAGGTGGTATTACCGCCTGATGACATAGATTATTATTTTTTATGGAGGTAATGCAAAGAAATATGTCTGAAAAAAAGTATCAGATCAAAACAAACAAGAATCATGGCGGAAAAGAGTTTACATCATTCTTTCATTTTGTAGGTAGGGTTGAACCAGTTCAAAGACAAGAAGAAAATAGTTGGGTTGAGCAGCCGATTTTTGAACAAACAAAAACAAAAGACGGCAAACCAATGAGGAGATTAGTATTCCAAATTGAAACAGCTAAGAGCAATCGTCTAAGAGTTGAACTATTCGCTATGGAACAAGAGTTTGCTTATCCTTACTCAAAGAGACATAATAAGGTAGCAAAGGTAAAATGGAAAGATCGAAACAACAAAGAAAAATATCCTGATAATACATATCATCTAATTGAAACGGATTGGGATAAAATTGAACGACTTTCTAAGATTGTCGAGAAAGGAAAATGGGTTGAAGTTAAAGGTAAGTACGATCCAGATGAGTATACCAATCAAAACGGAGTCAACCTTGTTCTTCGCAGATTAATTTCAGATGTAAAAGAAGTAAATAACGGAGACGAAATCGAAGTAATTGAGAATGGCGATAAGAAAAAAGTAAAATATGTGTGTGATTTTGATTCTCCTGAATTTGTTGAGATTAATAAATTTAATATGCAAATTGGAATTAGAAGCACGTATCAGGATGAAGATACAAAAGACACAAAGATTAATGCTACATATTTAGTATATGGGAAAGATAGAAGTGAACCAAAAGATGTTGAGTTAATTGTTCACCATAAACCAGCACCAAAGGGTAAAAAGTCATTGGCAGAAGCTTTGGCCGGACTAGAAAAGGGGGATTTTATCGAAGTTACAGGTAAAGACAATAACCGTGCTGTTTTTTCATTGGTTGAAGTCGAAGAAGATGATGATGAAGCAGAATTGTTTGGAGATGTTGATGATTCTGCAAAACAAACAAAAAAGGTAATGGTTGCTTCAGGAACAGAAAAAGGGCTTGAAGTGACTGGGTATGTAAAAGGATCGCTTATGCGTGGACTGTTATCAGATGAAGAAATGGAAAAGTCATTTACAATTGAAGAAGAAGCAGAACTTGAAGTTGAAGATGACGATAACGATGATTTTGATGATTTAGACGATGATAACGACGATGATGACGATGTAGATGAATTGCTTGATATTTCTGATGATGATTTGCCATTTTAATTAACGCCACCCTCTGACAAAGTGGGAGATGAATGGCTTTATATAAAAACAAAATATTAATAAATGGAGATGGTAAAACTTAATGAGTTGGAGAAATTTAATTGTTGATAACGAGCCGAAAGTTGAATTACATTCTATTACCACACTGGTGGCAGGAAATTACAAAAGCGGAAAAACAAGGCTGTACAAAGAAGTTACCGAACTACACTATTCAAGTCCAGATGAAGCCTTGCTATTGGCTTTCGAACCGGGATACGAAACATGGAAACTAAAAAATATTGTCCCTTTACATAAATTTGAAATGAAAAACGGCAAAAAGGATTTAGCTAACGTTTGGGAGGTATTTAAAAAAGAGGTTGTGCCCGGTCTTGTACAAGAAGCAAGTGAAAATAAAAAAATTAAATTAATTGGTACAGACACAGCAGATAAAGCTATTGATGCTTGTACTGCATGGGTACTTCGGGATCGGGCGAAAAAATATGGAGTAAGCAAATTGGAATCATTGCAACAAATCACTGAAATTTCAAAAGGTCAAGAAAACGGGTGGAATACCTTTTATGATGAACTCAAAGATCCATTTGATACACTGAAAAACGCTGGTTATGGCCTTTTTCATCTTGCATGGGTAAAAGAAAAAGAAACAACGCTGTATGACGGAATGAAATATAATTCATTGGAACTTATGATGAATGCTACAGCGAAAAAGGTATTTGAATCTCAAGCTTCTCTAATTTGTTGCCTATTTAATGAGGTCACTGTTACCGACAAAGAAGGTAATGAATTAGAAGAAAATCTCAAAGACAAACGTGGAAGAGAAAAGGGGAGCAATTTCCACGAAACAAAAACTGTAATGGTATTTCGCCCAACGCAATACATTTCAATTGCTGGTGGTAGGTTTACTAATTTGCCAGAAGAGCCAGTTGAATATAGTGCTAAAAAGTTCCTTGAAGTATTTGAAAATGCAGTCAAAGGGCAACTTGATGATGACGATGATATTGAACAATTAAGAGAAAAGCAAGAAGAGGAACGCGAAGAACAAGCAAAAGAAATTGCAAGCATTTATAACAACGAAGTTTCTGCAAAGAGTTTAATTAAAGATATCGCGGCGAAGATTAAAGGGTTACAAAGCGACAAATCTGTTATTGATGAAAAAGTTAAACCAAAACTAAAAGAAATAATTGGTAGCGTAAAATATCAAGAATGTGATGACATTAATAAATTAACAGAAGTTTTAGAATATCTAAAAACATTGTAATTCATAATACATAATATCAAGCGTCCCTCTGTATAAGAGGGACGCAATAATTGGAGGTTATCAATGAAAAAGATCGCTATCTTTTCTGCTAAAATAATTGCATTGTCTGCTGCTTTATTTGTTGCATTGGCGGTAGTACATGCAGAAAAGAGCGGAGAAAGAAAATTAATACGCAAAACTGTTGTTGATAGTGTTAGTGGTTCTATTGATATAAATAGTAGTGATCATAAAAATGAACCTGTTTCAATAATAAAACTAGAAAATAAACCTGAAGCTGACGACGAAAATCAAAATAAACGTCCTTTTATTAAAGATATTCCGCTTTCAGACGAGATCCTTGATTATTTGTGGGAGAAATGCGAAGAAAATGATATCAGTTATACGTTGGTATTGGCTATTATCAAACAAGAATCTAATTTTAATGTAAATTCGACTTCAAAAACTAAAGATTTCGGATTAATGCAAATTCATAATTCAACTGGAAAATGGATTGCGGAAGAGTTAGGAATTGAAAATGTTGATTTTCATGATTACAAACAAAATATTGATATAGGAATATGGTATTTAAAAAACTTGAGAGATAGTTGGAGAGAGAAAGGTTTATCCGAAGAACAAGTTTTTAATTTGACAGTAATTTCGTTTCATCGAGGTGTTGAAGGTACGTACAATTATATCAAAAAGAACGGATATAACGATCCATATCTGAGAAACATCAAAAAATATAAGTATGAGTTTGAACAAAATATGGGGGAAGAAAATTGATTATCATCGCAATCGAAGGTTTAGATAAATCAGGTAAACACACACAATGCGAATTGTTATATCAGAGACTAAAAAAAGATGGTTATAATGTTGCAAAAAGCGAATTTCATCGTTACGATACTCCAACAGGAAGATTAATCAGGGATTGGTTGTCTGGAAAATACAAAACTGATCAGTACACTATTGAACTTATAATGGCTGCTGACAAACAAGCACAACAACAATGGTTTGCTGAATTAGAAAATAACGGTGTAGAAGTTTTAATTTTAGATAGATACACATTAAGCGAAATGGTTTATGCTATTTGTAATAACATTGAACCAAAGTGGATTGTAGAATTACAAAAATACATTCGAAAGCCAGATTTAAATATTATTATAGATATTCCTGCCGAAATAAGCATTATCAGAAAGGGGAAATTTGGAGACAACGATAAGTATGAAGAAAATCTGGAAATGTTAAGAAAAGTAAGAATTGAATATCTCGAATATGGAAAATTTGAAAATAATATGGTTTTTAATGGTTTACAAACAATTGAACAACTACATAGTCAAATTTATGAATATGTATCAAAATTTTTGCAGAGGACGATGAAATGAAAAAACGCATTGCTTTCGACCAAGATCAGGTATTGGCTGATTTGCTTACTGAATGGGTGAGCAGATACAACACTGAATACAACGACAATCTAAGACCAGAAGACATAAAAAACTGGAATTGGCATAATTTAGTTAAACCAGAATGCGGCAAAAAAATTTACAATCACACACCACCAGAAAGCCCCTGCCTTTAGGCATGGGAATGAATGGTGGTAAATATTGAAAATAAAAAGTAAATTATATATAATTAAAGGTAAAAAGGGGAAGTGTAAATATTAAAATTGCAATCATTAACTGTTAAAATTAGATTTTTTCCAGATAATCCTAACATTTTAAGACGACTTTCCCAAGAGTATATCAGTACAATAAATCAATTAACAGAACATGCGATACAACAAAAATCATTTCCTAAAATAACAACAAAAGATATTAAAACTATTCTTCCATCTGCTATATGTAATCAAGCCATTCGTGATGCAAGAAGCGTATTTGCAAAATACAAGAAAACAGGAAAACGTTCAATACTCAAAAAGCCAGTATATTATATCAATAATCAAAACTATACAATTTTAAACAACGCAATCGCATTTCCAATTGTTGTTGAAGGGAAAGTAAAGAAAACGTACTTCCACGCCATACCAACTGAACGAGACATGGAATTAATCAAAAAATCAAAACTTGGATTAATGCGTATTGTAGAGAAATCGGGTAAATGGTACGCCCAGGTTTCTGTTCAAATTCCTGAAGAAAAATCAACAGGCGAAAATATCATGGGAATTGATCTTGGATTAAAAAATCCCGCTGTTGCTGTAACATCAACAGGAAAAACCAGATTCTTTGGTAATGGAAGACAAATAAAATATATTCGTCGCAAATACCAATCACGTAGAAAGAAGTTGGGGAAACTTAAAAAGTTACACGCTATAAAGAAACTAGGAAACAAAGAAAGTAGATGGATGACAGATCAAAACCATAAAATTAGTCGTCAAATTGTAAATTTTGCTATTCAAGAAAATGTATCTGTAATTAAACTTGAATCTTTGGCTAATATTCGCCAAACGACAAGAAAAAGTCGTAAAAACGCAAAGAATCTGCATAATTGGTCATTCTATCAATTGCAGAAGTTTATCGAGTATAAAGCTAATTTAGCAGGAATTAAAGTTGTATATGTGAATCCAGCATATACTTCTCAAACTTGTCCTTGTTGTGGAACCAGAAATCATGCAAATGATCGAAAATATGAATGCCAATGTGGATTCAAAGCACATCGAGATCGGGTTGGTGCAATCAATATCATGAATCAACCTGTGGCAGATGGTGTAGCGTAAGCGATAGTCTGCCAGCCTACGGAGCTATATGCTCTGCCGTAGGATGGGCTGATGACACAGCCACGAACTTGGAGATTGCACGAAGCAGAAATGCATGAGTGCGCTAATCATCCAAGAATCCCCCGCCTTTAGGCATGGGGGAGTGTCAATCGGAATAAGAGTGTTGTAAATACTGATTGGTTAGTGGATGATAAAGAAGAAAATTTTAATGGATTCAAAGGAACACCGATTTTATATGATGCTCCACATAACAGGAATGTAAGTGGATATATAAGGTTAATGAATATGAAAGAAGTAAAAGAATTTTTTATGCAACAGGAGGAGTGCAATCGTGAAAAATAAAAGACAAAATATTTATTATAGTGTTAGTAATTATAATAACGATGATGATTACTATATTTTAAATACTAAGGTCAGCAAGAATCGTTATGGTTGCAGATTGCCAAATGAAAAGAAAGAATCTTGGGAAAATCTTTCTGGTGAAGTAAAAACATATTTCATTAACAAAGAATAAATAGAAAGAGAGTGTACATATTTTGCGAAGAGAAAAAATTAAAATTTATAAATGTAAAGAATGTAATTATTTATTTGAAGATTGGCAAAGTGAAAATTATGAGTGTCCAGAGTGTAAAAGTAAAAATACAGAATGGGTTGATACGCTGGAAGACGAACAAGATGATAGGTGGTTTATATGAAAGAAGAAAAAGTTAAAATAAAAGAAAAAATCACAATTGAATTTTCGGTCAGTGATTTAAAAGAAATTATTAAGGATTATTTAATGGAAAATGGTTTAAGGTAAATGATATTAATTTCAATATATTGCAAGTTTTTAGTGAAAATAATAAACCAGAAAACTTGTTGGATAAGGCCGTATGTTGTGTTGAAAGATGTATGAAAAATGGCTGATAAAATGGTTATTTTATTAGGAGGAATAAATGAATTACGCTTATGGTGCTATATACAAAAGTAAAACCACTGGATGGTTAGTAGAAATCGTTGATATTATTAGAAACAAAGATAAATCAATTGATGGATTCTGGTTAGTAGATTCAATGAAAAATAAAGAATTGCAGGAAGCAGAGTGTTGGTATGTAACAAAAGAATATTTTGATAAAAATTATGAGGAATGTTAAATATGTCAAAATATTTGTCAAGGAGATGTTAGTAAATGAATTGGACAAAAATTCAAAAAGCTGTAGAGGCTATTCAAGCAGGCATTGGAAACAAAATTGATCTTAAGGAAGACAAAGTAACCATTTATGCTGTGGGTAACAATGTAATACGAATTGATATTAAAAAGCATATCTGAGGAGAACAGTATGGCAAATTCGTTTTCAGGAACAATGGTGGAACAAATTAATAAAGATGTAATTATTTTAGAGACTTCAACCAAACCAGAATACCTTCTTAATTTACCGACTGATATTGTAAATGATTATGGATTATCTAAAACACTTTTAACGCGGCGTGAAACAATATATCTGAAACATATATTAAAAAACGTTTTTATTTACGGTAACGAAAAAGAATTACTAGATAAACTTAGTGTGTTACAGTTTAAATCAATATTTCAATATATTGGATTTATAACTAATAAATTAAGAGGAATTTATAAAGCACCAAGGGATTACAAAGTTGGTGACGCGGATGTATTGGTTCAACAAAAAAGAGATAACTTCATTAAGATGTTGGAGTTATACAGGACGTTAAAACCAATTGTGATATTAGATTTTGATAAGACAATTACTAATAAAAAATTTCATTCTTTATATGAATACATATCAAGTAACGAATATCAAATTATTATTAATAGTGCAAATCCGTCAGAAGAAACGATTGTGAATTATTTAAATAAACACGGATTGCCGCAACCAAGACAGATATACGCAAATAAGGGAAAGCAAAAGAAAATTGTAAAACTGAAGGATATTGCTTCAAAAAATTATAAAAGAATTATTTTTTATATTGACGATGAAATTGAATATCTAGATTATGGTTGTTTGTTGAGCATGTATTGTTATGAGTACACAAAGGATGGTAGGATACGAAACCATACGATTTTTAAAAAGTAATATATTAAAAATTACTTAGTATTAAAGATTGAAATTGGAGTGAAATGATAGTGGTAAATCATTTCCTTTTAACAAATGAAGAGTTAATTGATCGTTTTAAAAAGGTGATTGAGGAAACAGTTGTGGTAGAGGACAGATATGACGAATATCGTTTGTACTTTAACGCACACAAAAATAAAGAATATTGGGAAATTCGTAAAGAATTATTGGAGCGAATGGAACGATGACAAGAGTTATTGTAGCTGGAACAAGAACATTTAATGATTATGAGTTGCTTAGAGAAAAATTAGATCGATATCTAACAGGATTACAAAATATAGAAATCATATCAGGCGGTGCAAGAGGTGCAGATACTTTAGGAGAACGATATGCGAAGGAGAAAGGGTATAAATTAACAAGATTTCCTGCTAATTGGGATCTTTATGGAAAAAGTGCTGGATACATAAGAAATGAAGAAATGGCTATGTATGCAGGAAAAAATGGAACATGTATTGTGTTTTGGGATGGTGTGAGCAAAGGAAGTCAACATATGATTGATCTTGCTATTAAACATGGTGTTGATGTATTAATAATTAAATATGAAAAGTAGGTGAAATAAATAATTATGGAAGCAATTGAAGCAACGTCTAAAATCACTTCTAAAGGACAAATTACTATTCCTATTGAAATTCGGAATGCTCTCGGATTAAGGGTAGGTGACAGACTTAGATTTGTACTAAATAAAGAAGGTAATTTAACAATTGAACCATTAAAATATTTAACCGCAGATGAGTTGTGTGGCATTTTAAATAAACCAGAAGATAACGGAAATTTTGAGTTAAAAGAACTATTTTTTAACTCCCCTCTGAAATTTGTATGATTGGTCGAAAACAAAATAAATAATAAATTTAATTTTTAAAGGAGAAATGAAAAATGAAAGTAAGAAAATTCAACAAAGAAAATGAGCATACGAGTGTTAAAACAAGCAATTTTGCTAAGAAAAACGCACATCTGATTCCACAATACACACACCACTACGAAATTCTTCCATATACTTACAATTCTATTATTACGATGAATGGAGAAATCATAGACAAACAATCTTATACCAATGATTCTTCAAAATATAAGGTAATTTATAATGGTAATACAACAATTGTAATTTTAGAAGATGGCTCAAAGGGCATTGCTAAAAGAAATCCTAAAGATGAATACGATAAGTTTTTGGGATACAAAATTGCGATGAAAAGAGCGCAAATTGCAAAATTACAAAAAGAATTAGAAGAGTTAACAAAATAAAAGGGAGTGTTAGTATGCCCAAACTAGAAGATTGGTCAATTGTAAGAGATGATAGTAATCCATTTTTAGCACCAGAGTTAAGAGGTTTGAGATTGCAGGGCAGGGTTTACGGAAGAGATGATTTTGAAGATGGAAGTGTCGTAACAACTTCATCTGTTCAAAGTTTGGATTTGAAAAATAATATTGCTAAGACTAGAAACACAGAGTACATATTGGGCAAACCTTCAAAGGATTATGTTAGGTGGCTAAATGATAACGGGAAAAAATTAGAAGACTATATTTAGATTAGGTTTTGATAAATCAAGGATGTGTCGCTTCATGGGATCATGCAACCAAGAAGAACTAAAAACAAAACAAGACTACATAGACTTGCTCATAGAATTAAAGGCATATAGATCATTAGATGGTCAGAGTTTTGATTTTGGAACAGGATTAATAATCAATGAGATGTCGTATGGTTCTGAAGATGCTTACTACGAAATGGAGATTCAGGTATTAGAAGAGTTAATTGGAAATTGGGAAACTGCTAGTTGTTCAAATAAGAGAAAACGAAAGGATAAGAAACATAAACGTGATTATGAAAAAAGAGAAAAGATTAGAATCAAAAAATTAAGTAAATACAATTGGATGTTAGTAAGAAAAAGAGACGGATGGTATCAGCGAACATATAGAGGAAAAGCGTCTTCTTATCTAAAGAGATTGTCAAATAAAAAAATAAGGCGTTTTAAAGGATGTTTGCCAAAGAAAGGAAATTTTCATCATAAAATATTTGATTTCTGGTGGAGTTTGTATTGATTTTTCAAAGGAGGAGTCATGGTGAATCATTTAAAAAAGCACGGATTTACTTACTTTTTAATTGTTTGTATGCTTGTATTTGGTTTGTTGTTTCCTGATTTTAGTATTGATGTAAGTGGCGGATTTGCATGGCTAATTTTCTTTTTAAGCAATGCAATTGTGTTATCAATGATATTCTGTTACATTTTTGGCGGATCAATATATTTCGAGTCTGAGGGATTAATTCCGAAGATTAAACGATGGCGAAATAAATATAAAAAAGATAATATTAATATGTAATAATTTAAGAGTTTTATCGGATAAAAGGAGAATATAAAAATGAAAATTGTTATTGAAAAAGATAAAAAGGGGCTTCATATTGACTTAGGCACAACAGATTGGGATCATTATGAAGTTATCGGTATGCTAGAGATGGCAAAGCATATGATTCAAAAAGAAATTGATAAGATGATAGGGTTAAAAAAATAATAATACACAATAAAAAAAGTTTAGTGGTTGAGGTGAAAGAATGAAAATTATAGGTGAATCACGGGAAAATTTTATTATTGAATGTGATAAAGATGAAGCATATAACTTAATTGGTTTTTATTCGAGATATAGCGATAAACCAAAGAAGTTAGAAGTTGGTGATGAAATTAGGGTTCATGATATGTATCAAAAATTAAACAATCTTGCTTATTTTCAGAGAGATTTTCAAAATGTATCTAAACAGTTAAGAGCATTTGCAGATATTCTTGAAGAAATTAATCCGTTAGTAAAAGGAAAATTAAATGAAGAGATTCAATAAAACATTGTTTTTATGGGATGAAGGAGATGGTTAATTGGGAAAAGAATTACTTGGAAGTTTAGAGTTGAATAGGATTTATCAAATGGACTGCCTAGAGGGTATGAAACTGATACCAGATAAAAGTATTGACATGATATTATGTGATTTGCCTTATGGAACAACTAAATGTTCATGGGATAGTGTAATTCCAATGGAACCATTATGGAATCAATATAATCGAATTATTAAAGATAATGGCGTAATTGCATTAACTGCAACACAACCATTTGCAAGTCAGTTGATTAATGCAAATCTCAAGTATTTCAAGTATGAATTGGTGTGGGACAAGATGATTGGTGGGGCTTTTGTTTTAGCTAAGAAAAGACCTTTACCGCAACATGAAAATATATTAATTTTTTATAAAAATGCTCCAGTTTATAATCCACAAATGACTGATGCAGATCCTAAAAATATCAGACCCATCAATAAAGGAACATCTCAAAGCGAAGCAATACCCGTTGCTGGAGGTGTTGCAAAAAGTGAAGATGGTTATGACCCAAAGAAGCGTTATCCAACGAGTATTTTAAAATACTCATCGAAAATGGCTGAATGCAACCCATTAAACAGAGTACATCCAACACAAAAACCTGTAGCTCTCTTTGAATGGCTAATTAAAACATACACCAATGAAAATATGATAGTATTGGATAATTGTATTGGTTCAGGTACAACAGCAGTAGCAGCCTTGAAGTGTAATAGAAAGTTTATTGGATTTGAAACTGAATCAAAATACATAGAAATTGCTAACAAGAGAATCGAGTCAACATATAACGAAATTGACGATCAAAAAATCCTTGAAAGTCAAGAGTCTTAAAAACTAAAACACGATCAAATCTGTATTTTAAAGGGGGACAAAAATTGACTTACAAACAAAAATGTCTTGATGAATTTAAACAATATTTAGATAAACACTTGAATTTAGATAAGGCATTTAAAGATTTTGCGCTAGAAATATTTTCAATAGCATTTGATTACGGCTCTTTAAATGGTGCAAGCGAAGAAATTCAAAATTATGCTATACAAAATATTAATCCAAAAAGAAAAGATATTAAAGAACTAATTCAGCAAATTAGAATAAAACCATGATTTGATCAGATAAAAGAAGGTGAGATTTTGTCTGGAGAAATATTGTCTCAATTATCTACATATTGTTACATGGTTCAAAGAGGTAAACCGGCAGCATTAATGCCAATACAGAAACGTTATGTCGCTGAAGCAATGAATCACATAGAGCAATATGATGATTTGAATTGTTGTTTGGAAGCGTTGAATGATGATTGGTATTCTTTATGGATATATAAGCACGAATTCCTATTGGACGTTATTAAATCAGTTCCAGACGAGCCGAAAACTGTTTATGATCATTGGGTATTAGGAAAACTCTTTGGTTATGACGAATCATCAATAGGGGAATTCATTAAAAAGCAAATGAAACATTGATTTTATGGGATGAAGGAGATGGTTAAGTGGGAAAAGAATTACTTGGAAGTTTAGAGTTGAATAGGATTTATCAAATGGACTGTTTGGAAGGTATGAAGTTGATACCTGATAAATCAATCGATATGATTCTATCTGATTTGCCTTATGGGACAACGAGAAATAAATGGGATTGTATTATTCCTCTTGATAAACTATGGGATAGTTATAAACGAATTGTCAAAGACAATGGTGCAATCGTTTTAACATGTCAACAACCATTTACTAGTAAATTAATTATAAGTAATTTAGAAATGTTTAAATATTGTTGGGTGTGGAGTAAATCGCAGGTTACTGGATTTTTAAACGCAAAAAAACAACCTTTAAGAGAACATGAAGATATTGCGGTTTTTTATAAAAATCAATGCACTTATAATCCACAAATGAAAAAAGGAAAGGTTAAACTAAAAAATACTGGAGGAGCAACAAGTAATTATAATAGTTTTATAGCTCAACCACACTATTCAGATGAATATTATCCTAAAAGTATATTATATTTTCCGTTAAAAAGATTTAAAAATGGTCATCCAACTCAAAAGCCCGTAGAATTATTTGAATATCTCATTCGTACATATACAAATGAAAATGAAATTGTTCTTGATAACTGTATAGGATCAGGAACAACAGCCGTTGCAGCTTTAAAGTGTGGTAGAAAATTTATTGGATTTGAAACAGAATCAAAATACATAGAAATGGCAAATCTACGTATTGAATCTACATATAATGAGTTAGAAGATCAAAAGATATTAAACTAAAACTTACAATAAAATCAGATTTTTATCATGTGAAAGGAGATAAAAATGTATCCTAAAAAATTAGACGTAAATACATACAAATATTTTAAAGAACTTCAAAAGCAACAAAAATACGTATCGATTCCTTTTAAGTTTTCTGACGTAGAAGAAAATGACCGTCAAAAAGAAATTAGAACAATTGTAAATAAATATGATTTTACTTATGAAGATTTAGATAGCGCAGAAAGTATTCTTTATGAATTAAACCGTATTTGTAAACCTGAAAGAAAAATGAGTATTCCTTATGACGGAAGTGTTAATTATGCGATAGCATATAATGAGAATATTGTTTTTGATATTCAAATCGAAGATGAGTATCATGGTGGCGGTTTGATTGATCAAGGTATTTGGTTGAATGGAATTGCTATCCTTAACGATATTTCTAATGACGAATTAACGAAAGCATTGAATTGGTTAGATAAAATTTTTAATGGTTAATCAAATAAAAACAATTGTGGAGGTGAAATGTATTGCAAAAATTTATTGAATTTATTGATGAATTGGCTGCTGTATGGAATCAAATTTCAGAAGAAACTAAAAATAATCTTTGTAAAATTATAGCAGTCTAATGAAAGCGATATTTTATTAGAGGAGAATGAGTAATGAATTGTGAACATAAATTTGTTCATTTAGAAACAAAGAAAACAAGAAGATCAGATAGTTGGTATGATCATTTTAAAAGAATCGATACATTCTTTTGTGAAAAATGTCTTGAAGAAAAAGTAAAAATCAAAGAGATATATTCGAGGGATATACCTGATTGGTATTAAAGGAGGATAATAAATGTTAAAAATTGAAGATAAAAATGTTACTGGATTTACTTTAAAAGCAACCAAAAAGAAAATAATTATTGAAATGCCTATTAGTAATTTAATTAGAGGATTTAATATTAGTCCAAATAATTATAATGAATGCAAGATCAAAAGAGGGCATAGAGAAGAATTTGCAAAGTGGCTTATTGAAAACTTGTTGGATGATGCAGATTCAGAATCAGGAGATAATTATATTGTTAAAATGCTGGATGAAGTATACGAAAGAGCATTCGAAGATTACTTGGATTTTGTAAAATACCCGGAAGATGAAGAATAATAGGCAATAAAATTGAATTTTTATAGGAAGGAAGCTAACTATAATGAATACACGACTTAAAGAATGGTGTGAAAAACATAAACAAGAACAATACGAAAAACAGTATGTAACAATGCCGGATGGCACAGAAAAACATGTAACTGAATTTGAAGATAGAAGCGTAGATTGGAATACATATAAAGATTTAAGAATGAATTCATATGCTTTAGATTTGTTTTTTAGTAAAATGGACGATGATTTATTGATTAATAGAGCAATGTATTATATTGATCAATGTGGAAAGTATCGTTATCCTGCCACAACATATGATGAAGCATTAATTCATGTTATTGTTCCTGAATTAATTAAGAGATTAAAAGAAAGCAAAAATATACAATGATATTCGACTTTTATCGGAGTGATGTTTATAATGTGGTATGAAATGGCTAAATGTAATCATTGTGATGAAATAATTTGTGAGTATCAATTTAGCAGTAGTTTTTTTTATCCAGTGTGTCCTAAATGTGGAGGTAAAAATAATTTCAGAAAAGTGACTGCCAAATATGCGTTTAAAGGTTCAATTCTTAAACCGTGGACATGGTTAAAGTTTGGATGGGTAGAACGATAAAATGGAAATTTGATTAGGAGGGCGATTAAAATAGAAGAAAATCCTTTATTAAATAAAACATTTGCTGTCGATGAAGAATTATGGGACTTATATGAAGAACTACAAGAATTAAATGATAAATTACAATCAAAAAGAATTGAAAAAATGATGAGTAAAATTCAAAATATTAGACATAAACTAGATGATTTGTATGAATATGCAAAAGAGATCAAATAAAATTTAATTTTTATCAACAAGAAGGAGGGGAAATATGTGAAGCAAGTGTTTTTAACAAAAGAATGGTGATTTTTATTACAAAGGAAAGTTAATTGAGAATGATAAACAGGTAGTAGATGTTTTTAGGGAATTTTTACAATCACACACCACCAGAAAGCCCCTGCCTTTAGGCATGGGGAGTGTCAAAATCACAAGGGTTTAAAGTGCAATAAAAATCTTATTTCACAAGAAGGTGAGTTTTTCTGTGAATGCGCTACAGGCAATAGATCGAATAAAAGAAATTGAAGACGTATTATGGCATGTTGAAAAATTGGAATATTGTTTGGAAAAAGAAGGGTATGAATTTGAAAAGAAGATAATGGAGAAGTTAAAACTTAAGTTTAATCAAGAGGCAAATGAATTGAATTCGAGACTGAGCAAAATAGTAATACAATAAAAACTGTATTTTATAGGATGGTGAACAATGTATAATTTAGACGATGTTGTTAAATTTATTGAAAAATCAAAAAACATAAAGTTATTTGACTATCAAAAGAAGATGTTGCAGTACATAATTGAGGGCAGGACATTTTATGTACCGAGACATTCAGGCAGAACAACTGTACTAGAAGGTTATATTGATTATTTGCGACAGATTCATGGTAAACATATAACTCATGGAATGGATGAACATATCGGATTGTCAGAAGTAATAAATGAAAATAATTGGATTATGAATTTGTACTTAGACGAAAAACCATTAAAGTTTGAGTTAGAATATGAATGTGATTGGTTTGGAAAATCCGATAAAACTTGAATTTTAATGGAGGCTGACATGTATCTAACCGACGAAGAACTAGAAACTATAACTAATTGGTCATATGATGATTTTTACGGACTCATGCAATATGTTAGAGAACGATGGTATCTTGATGATTGGGGATGGACGCAAGAAGGGAATAAATTTTACCTATCAACTGGCGGTTGGAGTGGTAATGAAGATATTATTTCGGCATTGAAGAAAAATTTCCTATTTTGGTCAAGATGTTGGGAATGTTCAAGACGTGGCGGACATTACGAGTTCGTTCTTCCAGATAAGAAATGATGACCGTGTGAATAAAGGTTATGAAAAATATGGATATAGATGGTACAAGGAGGAGGAAATTAAATGACTGTACTTGAATGTATTGATAAATTAAATGATTTAAGAGAAATAGTTCATACTTTAAAAAAGGTGCTCGATTTTATGGATGATAATGATAGATTTAGTTTGCATGAAATGGATATTATTGCTGAGATTAAAGAAAAATATGAAAAAGAAATTGAAAATTTAGAAAATAAATTAAATATAGCGCAAATAAAATTGTAATTTTATTGGATTTGGAGGGTAATTTATTGAGTAAAGAGTTACTTGGAAGTCTTGAAATAAATCGTATCTATCAAATGGATTGTTTAGAAGGTATGAAACTATTACCAGATAATTGTATAGACTTAACGGTAACATCGCCACCATATGATAATCTACGAACTTATAATGGATATTCATTCGATTTTGAGAATACGGCAAAAGAATTATATAGAGTGACAAAAGACGGCGGTGTGGTAGTTTGGGTAGTAGCTGATGCAGTTCGGGACGGTAGTGAAACATTGACTTCATTTAGACAGGCGCTCTTTTTTAGGGAAATTGGATTTAGAATGCACGATACAATGATATACACCAAAAACAGTTATCCATTCCCTCCTTCAAATAGATATTATCAACAGTTTGAGTATATGTTTGTTTTGAGTAAAGGTAAACCTAAAACCACGAATCTTTTACGATGCGAGGCTAAGGGCAGGAAGAGAGTTTCAACAACAAGAAATCCTGATGGAACTACATCTAAAACAAAATATGAGACTGGTCATACTACAAGAATCAGAGACAATGTTTGGAGTTATAATGTGGGATATATGCGTACCACAAAGGATAAAGTCGCCTATAAACACCCGGCTATATTTCCAGAACAATTAGCAGAAGATCATATCCTATCGTGGTCTAATGAAGGAGACATAGTTTTAGACCCATTCATGGGTAGTGGAACAACTGCTAAAATGGCTCAAATAAATAAAAGAAAATATATCGGATTTGAAATTTCATCTGAATACATACGAATTGCAAATTTAAGATTAGAAAGTATTAACAAAGATTATCCAATCAAATAGGAATTTTATTATGAAAGGAAAGATTAAAATGAAAATTGAACAAATTGCAGAATTGTGTCATGAAGTAAATAGAGCTTATTGTAGAAGTATTGGCGACGAATCACAGTTGCCTTGGAGCGAAGCTCCAGAATGGCAAAAATGTAGTGCAATCAATGGTGTAAAATTTCATTTAGAAAATGATACTACTCCTGAGGATAGTCATATTAATTGGATGAATGAAAAACTTGCCGATGGATGGGTTTATGGAGAAGTAAAAGATCCAGAAAAGAAAACTCATCCATGTATAGTTCCTTATCATGAATTGCCTCAAGAGCAAAGGAGTAAGGATTATATTTTCAAAGCAATTTGTGATTTCTTTAAAAACAAATGAGGAATTTTATGAGAAAAAGAGTTTGGAATTTCAAAGAACGATCAGCGGATAAAACAGCGAATGAAGCAAAAAATCTTCTTGAAAGACAAAACGAATTAATTGATACTCAAAGAAAATTTTTAAACAATGTACGAAAAATTGCTAATGAGATGGAGGAATTATTAAAAAAATCAGATAATTGTCAGGATAAACCTAAAAAATCATTAGTTTTTGATGAAAATGTTAACAACGGAGGAGTAGAAAAACAAATGGTAAAAACTTTATATGAAAATTGGTCTGCTATACCATATGATGAAAAAGAAAGACAAGTTAATGAATTTTTACAAATTTTAAAAACAAAATTATTAGATCCTGAAACAAAAGAAGTTAATATTTGTTGCACTAAGGGTATACAGAAGATGTACATAGGCAAATTGTTAGCAGATCAAAGATATGATGGAAGAGTTACATACGTTATAAAGATTAATCACAATGGGGATTTGTGATAAGATGATTGTTTAAATTAATTAAAAAAGAGGTGTGTGAAATGGGCTATACTCCAGCAGAAAGAGAAACAGTAATCAATTGTTGTGATGAAACCAATACATGGAATATATACACACTTCAAACTAAGGTTATAAATAAACTTCGTAAACTCGGAATTGAGCCGAATAAAGTAGATCAGTATGGAGCGCATTATTATTTTAACTTAAAGTTTAATCAGGTTTCATTTAGATCGGGAAAAGAGAGAAGAATGACCGATGAACAAAGAAAAGCAGCAGGAGAAAGGTTAGCAAGAAATAGAAAAAATAAAAAACAAAATATTGACAAATGAATAAATTAGTGATATAATACAAAATGTAAGAACTAGATAGTGAACCGTTTCGGCGGATTGCTGACGAGTAATCCGTTAAGACTCTAAGAAACGGCTGTGGTGACGGTCTAACCAAATACATATGATATATTCGCTTTTTTCTGACTTGTTGAAGTGAGGTACGCGCGGCCAAGGGAGCAAACAAACTACGTACAGATTTTTACCGAAATGGTTTTGTAGTTTTTCCATCGGGGTTCCAAAACAAGTCAGGCGCGTATGTGTCCTTAGCTCAGGTGGTAGAGCGTTCGGCTCATAACCGATTGGTCGAAGGTTCAAGTCCTTCAGGACACACCAATATGCCGTCTTAGTTCAATGGTAGAACGCTCGCCTTGTAAGCGAGGTGTCGGCGGTTCAAATCCGTCAGACGGCACCAATATTTTAAGTATAGAAGGATTGATAAAATAAAATATTATAAGTGCTTAGTCAAGGAGGAAGTTAAATGAGCGTTGAACGAAAAATGACTATTGCTCGCGCACTCACACGCCTTAAGACAATTAAGGCGCAACTTCAGAAAATCAATAATGACATTGGTAATTACGGAGCAATTAGTAGCAAATCACGCTCTCCACTCGGAGATCCCAAAGCTTCTTTGGATAAAAATCATAATCAGGCTATTGAATATATTAGATCTATGTATCAACAATTTGAGGATCTTACAAAAGAATATATTAAGATTAAGACTGCAATTGATAAGGCAAATATGCAAACTTTAATAACGGTTGCTAATAAAACCATGACTATTCAAGAAGCACTTGTATATCGTCGCGATATTTCTAAATTTGTACAAGAATTGCTTAGTAAATATGGTCAAGCAGTAAATCGCGCGACAGACGAAGTTTACAGACATAATGCATCAATTAAGACGGATGGTATGGATGAAGATACCATGAAGGTAGTTTTATCTGAAGTTCTTTATCTAGTGCCAAAAGAGAAAATTCATGAATCTGAAAATTTCCTTACAACCTTTTTGACTGAATTAGATGGCACCCTTAATGAAGTTAATGCAATAACTGAAATTGAAATTTAATAAAATATGCTTGCATGACGTAGTAAACCCTAAATATGACCAACAAACTATGAAAAACTATTTTTGGTAAAATCAAAAATAAGTGTTAAGTGTTGAGTAGTTAGTGTTTAGTTATAAGTTTTATCAGTGTTTAGTACTAAGTTATAAGTGTTTGACAAAATCCTGTTTCCAACTTTATTTCCCTGTCGGGATACCCGAATGGTCATCGGTGGGTGGGAGGAACAGGCTGTCTTGTAAGCATAATGATTATCATCAACTGATCTGCCTGAATGTATCTACGGATCTTCAGGTAAAATGAACCCGAGATTGCCTACGGGTGCTCGGGTACAATTATATGTCGGTGTGGTGGAATCGACAGACGCAATGTGTTTTGAAAATGTGAATTTTTATGGCAGCATTAAATACAAATGCTGCCATTGCAATATAATAAAAGGATGTTTTTATCGGGTGATAAAAATGAAATTTGACAATGAAGATTATCAACAAATTAAAGAAGCAGACAAATTAATCATTGAGTTAAAAAATAGTATATCAACAAATGAAATCGAAGATAAAATTAACAATTTAGATGAAACAATGGCAAAACTAATGTTAAAAAGGATTTTTGTTGTGTGTTGGCCTTTTTAAAAAATCCCTCTTGCATAACGAACTACGTTTGATATATATTAATAACACAAACAAACGTTCGTAATGTTGGAGGATATAAAAATGAGTAAAAAACTAACTGGCAATGGAATGTGGGAATCTTCAAGAATCATCCTTCCCGAACACAGAGAAGCAATCAATGAGTATAACCGTTCTCTTCTCAAAAAACAAAAACCAATGCTTTGCGAAGATGAGTGGGAACTTATTTCGCAAAAAATAAATGAATCTTATCACACTAAAAAGACTATTTCTGTTGTAATATTTGGCGAATTTGAAGATCGAAAAGTAACTGGCGTTGTGACTAATATTAATCCATATAGCAAAAAGATAAGGATCGAATTTGATGAAGGATACGAATGGATAGATTTTGCCGAAATTCTAAGTACGGAATTGGAATAAGGGGAAGATAATATTGGGAAGAAGGGTAAAATGTAGAGCATGTCTTCAGTTAGATGACAAAGAAAAGATGATCTATGAAGACAATATGTATTTCCATGCTGGCAAATGCCATAACGATTTTTTAAAGCACAAGAAATTTAAAGCAAAAGAACTTAAAGCATGGGATAAGTTATATAGATATATATTAAATCTGCATGGAATCATAATACTCCCACGAGGTAATATATACAGATTGCAAAAATTAAGAAACGGAGTTGAAATAATTAATGGAAAAGAAGTGCAAAGGTATAAAAAAGGTGTACCTTATCAAGTAATGCTTTTAGCGTATCAGTTAGCTGAAAAAGATATTAAATGGGCAATAAAAAATAGGCTAAACGGAAGTGTAGATGTCAAAGCAATTAATTACTGTATAAGTATTATGATGAACAAAATTAACGAGGCGTTCAATATTATTAAACAGAAAAAGGAGCATGAACAAAAAGTTCAAGAAATGAAAAGAGAAACTTTTATTGGTGATATGTCTTTAGATTATAAAAAACAAAATATAAATAAAAAAGATGATAAAGATATATCAGACTTCTTGTAAGGAGTGGTTGCTATCAGCAAGAAAAGAAAGAAAAAGTCTATCGAATATTTGCCTGAGTTTGTCGATCCTTCAAAAATTCATGAATCAATTTTTATCGGTTATCTTTGGCGAACACCGCAATTATATGAAAAATATAAACTACATAACATTAAAAGTTCAACATTTACAGAGCAACTCTGGTTTTTTCTATTTTACATAGGAAGAGAAATGTATAATAATGGTATTCGATCATTTGATGATATTACTGTGTATTCATTCTTAACTTCAAGACCAAAGGAAGAAGGGAAAAAATCATGGTTCGAATATTATAATGAAAACGGTGGTTACTCGTTAATAGAGGACTTGATTGTTGAATGCGATTCTGATAAGGAAAATGATGAATATCATTTTAGTGAAATTCAAAAATATGAAAGTTTACGGATGGCACAAGAAGAGGGGATTATTGATGTTGAAGATAAAGAATTAATAAGCAAATTAACTAAAATGACTCTGAAACAACTTCAAAGTTTCTTTCAATATAAAACTAATAAAATATTTTCTCATATAAATTGCGGTGAAGTAGTAGAGTATAATTTTTTAGATAATTTAGACAGAACTATCGAAAGATTAAATGAAGGGGAGGGAATGGGTCTTGAATTACATAATTCCCCCAGACTGAATAAGTTGATAAAAGGATGGAGAAAAGGGCAACTCTTATATCTTGTATTGAGTTCAGGCGTAGGTAAGAGTTCTATATGTATTGAGAAATTTGTATTGAGTTTAATTAAAAATAACGAAAAAGGAATGTTTTTCGCCAACGAAGAAGACATATTTAAGAATCAAGGATTGCTTTTGGCTACAGTTGCAAATAGTGTACTGAGAGATTATGTTACAAGGGAAAAGTTGTCTGAAGGTAACTTTGATAAGGAAACCTTAGATAAACTTGAAAAATCAAAGGAATGGCTAAATCAATTTAATAAAGATTTAATAAAATTTTATGATATGCAGAAGTATCGCGTAAAAGATGTTATTAGCAGATTAAATCTGATGAAACCACTTGGTTATAATTACGCGATACTCGATACATTTAAACCTGATTTATCTGGAAAAGAAGAGGCCAGATGGCTTGCATTTAGTAATGCAGCCCAAGAGATTTATGACTGTATTAAAGTATCTGCAAATAACATCGGTATGCTGGCAACTGTTCAATTAAAAATTGGGAAAGAGTACAGATATCTTGATTTGAGCGTTATTGGCAAAGCGCTTGAGATTGTTGAAGTCGCTTCGGTTGTTATGATTGGTAGGTTATTGTATGCTGATGAAATGCCCGGAGGAAAACATCAAATATTTGCGTATAATTGGGAAAAAGATGAATTAACTGATGAATGGTATAAAAAAGAATATGAGTTAGATAAAGATAAAACATATCTAATTTTATTTTTACCAAAAAATCGTTTCGGGCCTGTTGATCGGCAAATATTGTATGAAGTAAATTATGATTTTAATACTTTTCATGAAGTTGCTTATGTAAAAATGGGCAGAACATCTAATACCGCATTTTAGAAGTGGGTCAAGATGAACGAACTAAAAGAAATTAAGCAAAGAATTTTAAACGAAAATAAAATAACTCAATTGCTTGAAGCAATGGGTTGCACAAATATAAAAGAAAAGCAATTAAGATGTGAAGCGCAACTTCCAGATAAATTTAATTCAGATAATCCGAGAAGCGTACAAGTATATTTTAATGAAAATCTGTCATCAAAAATAAGATCACGAGGAATATCTGGAATAGACATTTTCGGTTTAGTCGGATATATTGTCTTTGAATGCAAAGATGAAACAGAATGTACGAATAAGTTGTTCGCTTCGAAAAAATGGATTTGTGAAACACTTGGATATCATGAGTATTTGAATGGACATTATAAAAAAACAAAAAAAGATGAACTTTTAAAATGGTTAAAAGAAGCAAAGAAATATAGAAGAAAACAAATTACATATACTGATGAAAATGAAATTATTGACGAATCAATATTGGATTACTTTGTAATGGTTCCTTCAAGATTATATTTAGAACAAGGAGTAAGTTATAAAACTCAATTAGAATTTCAGATCGGATTAGACGTTCAGTACAATAGAGTAATATTCCCGATACATAACGAATGCGGCGAGTTAATCAATATTAAAGGGAGAACGTTAGAAAAAGATTGGGAAAAAAAGAATATACCAAAATTTTATTATTACTTTAAATATTATCCAACTATTCTTTATAACTGGCATAGAGCTTTGTATTATATTTTGCAAGAAAAGGAGGTAATCATTTATGAAGGAGAAAAAACATGCTGGTTGAGTTCTCAATGGGGAAAACGTAATTGCGTGGCACTGGGTTGTAGCGATATAAGCATTGTACAAGTGAATCTTATTAAGTCACTTGGAAATGAAATTAGAATTGTATTAGCGTTCGACAAAGACAAAACAAGAGAGGATATAAGAGTTCAAGCCGCTAAATTTGGTAAAACAAGATTGGTTTATGAAATGTATGATGAAGATGGTGTATTTTCGGTTGAAGAAAAACATTCTCCGACTGATTTGGGAAGAGAAGCTTTTATGGGTTTGTATAGGAATAGAAAGAAGGTTAAATTTTAAAAATAAAAATATTAAGCAAGGGAAAGGATTGAGTATCAATTAATGTTAGGGTTAAAGGAAAAAATTGAAGAATTTAAGCAACAAATAAGAAATTCAAATTATGAAAAGTATGAATCATTTGATAATAAATCAAATAAATTAGTTGGTACTCTGTATGTTAAAGAAAAGATGGATTATGGATTTCATATTTATTACATTCATGAACCAAGCGAAACAGATCCATTGGCCGGTAAAAATGGAACAGTTTCAGAAATGTATTATGATTTAAGGCATAAAAAATACTGGATAAAAAGAAATTTGAAAGATGTCAAATTTAGTGTTAGAAATGTGGATAGCATATTTCCAAAAGATTATGAACAAAGAAATAAAATATTTGAAATTTTGTCAACAAAAAATAATAGAGGAATATATGATGAAGCATTTAAATTGTTTGGTGCAATGGATAATGAACGAACGGAGATGTTTGGAAGATTTTTTTATAGATTGATTACCAAACATAGTTATTTTGAATTGTTGCACAAAGCAGGAGTAAAATTAAATAAGGATTCAGAAATTATCAATCCTAATGGTAAAAATCCAATGGAAATATTAGGATTAAGTAAAACACAGTGGAAAATGGTAAAAAAATATAACATTCCATTTCATAAACTTCAAAAAATTAATAACGATACGGCTGACAATGAAATGATTAATTATCTAGCTTACATAAAAACATTAGAAGATGAATTTGGAATTGACAAAATGATGGAATTTTTCAATAATGAATTTTCTTTTATATATAAAAAAACCACCTATAGATCAGCTTTGCAAATTGCCAATCAATATAATTTGCCAATTAAAAAATTCATAAGATACATTTATTTTGAATGTGATGTATCTCAAGGACTTGCCGCTAATTTGGCAATTAGTGAATATGCTGATTATATAAGAATGACAACGGAAATGGGATATGAAAGATTTGATCGTTATCCCAAATATCTAAGAACAGCACATGATATTGCTAGTAGAAACTATAGAATAAAATTAAATGAAATCGAGATGGAGGAATGGAAAAAATCATATGAAATAAATAAAAAATATGAATATTCATATAACGGATATAAAATATTTCCGCCTAAAGAACCAGAGGAATTAATTAAAGAAGGTAACGTATTAGGGCATTGTGTTGGTTCATATGTAAATAAAGTTAGAAAGGGTTTATCTACTATATTATTTCTTAGGGACAGAAATGATATAGATCATCCTTTAGTAACAATAGAAGTAAAAAATGGTCATATAACTCAAGCAAGAGGGAAATTAAATAATCCACCGACAGAAGAACAAAATGAAATAATTAAAAAATTTGCTGAAAAATATCAATTAGTAATGTAAAAAATAGGAGGTTGATATAGAAATGAATATTAAAATCGGGCAAGAGTACAAACAAATCAAAGAATTAAATGGATTTCCTTATAACCGAACAGGAGAGATTTGGGTTGTTAATGAAATGAATGAAAATTACATTATTCTAAAAAATGGAGTATTGGGTTTAGGTGTTAGTAAGGAAGAACTAATTAATCATTTTGAGTTGCTTGATAACGAAAATACAAGAAATAAAGTTGAATATATTGAAAATTTAGATTCAAAAGAAAAAGTAAAAGTTATTAGAAATGATATGGCTACAATAGTTATTTTACCCGATGGAAGCAAAGGTGTATCTAAGTGTTTACCCGAAGATGTGTATGACGCAGAAAAAGGATATCAAATTGCTTATATAAAAGCAAAAATTAAAAGTTTAAAAAAGCAATTGAAAAAATTGAGTAAATAAAAACTGTCTTTTATTACACGAAGAGGGATGATTATATGAAGGTTGTAATCAATAAGGGCGAAGGTGTTTTTCAGTTGTCGGATATAGCATTTGAAAAGTTAATCGAAAAAGGTTGGAAAACAACGAAAGTAGGAATTAATGGAGAGCCGGAAGATTCAACTGCTAAAATTATTGATCGAAGTGAAAGCAATATATATGCTTACGTTTATGGAAAGTATGAATTTGTTGATCGATATGACAAAGAAATCCGCACACATCCAGACGTTATTAAAGTGGTTGAAGAACTCGGAGAAAAAGCAAACGGATACCTGAATAAGTTGGAGATAATTAATGTCGATGATTATATTTCTTGGGAAATTTTTAATGAAAATGGAATTGAGTTCATAGTTGAGCTTAATAAAATTTAGAAAACAAAATATTGACATTTAACTAAAAATATGATATATTAGGTATGTAATCTTTTTTAAGGACGTGATTAGTTGAACTGGAAACTAAAAAAACCTTTAATACCTTACTCTGATACAGACAGATTATATGATAAGTTGTGTAAAATTTATGGAATTACTGATTTAAGCAGATTTCTCGATCCGCCATCATCAGATTTAAATGACCCATTTGATTTGAAAAATATCGAACCTGCAATCAAAAGAATTATTAACGCGATAAACAACAAAGAAAAAATTACATTATTCCCAGACTGCGATCCAGACGGTTGCACTAGCGGAGCAATAATGTATAGGTATCTAAGAAATTTTACAAAAAATGTTGATTACATATTTGGTTCGAGATTAAAAGGACATGGGCTACACACCGTAATTGACAAAATTCCAGAAGATACGAATTTATTGATCGTAATGGATAGTTCTTCAGAAAACTGGAAAGAGTGCAAAGAGTTAAAAAACAAAGGTGTTGACGTTATTGTAATAGATCACCACATTGTTACAACTAAAAATTATTACTGTATTCTTGTCAATCCGCAACAAGAAGATTGTTGTTATCCAAACAAAAACATAAGCGGTGCAGCTTTAACTTGGAAAGTTTGTCAGGCAATTGATGAAGAATTGAATACAAATAAATCGGATGATTTATGTGATTTAGCGGCAGTCGGGCTGTTATCTGATATGATGAGTATGATGGAACCAGAAAACAGAGCGATAGTGAATAGGGGATTAGGAGATATATTAAATGTTGGGTTGCTTGCAATTTTAAAAGCAAAAAATAAAAATCCAAAATATATAAGTTCAACAGATGTAGTTTTTAGTATTACTCCTCTATTAAACGCCGCTGCTAGACTAGATAGGATTGATCTTGTTATTGATTTATTACTAACAGATGATCAGAATGAAGCAAAAGAAATTGTAAATCAGATTGATTCATTGAATAATGAGAGAAAAATTGAACAAGCCAGTCATTATAATCGTATTAAAAGCAAAATATTATATTATGATAATATTGTTATTGTTTTTGATGATGAAGTAAGTAAATCATACTCTGGTCTTATTGCTGGCGAAATTGCGAATGAATATAAAAAACCTTGTTTAATATTATCAAAAAATAATACAACGTTTAACGGAAGTTATAGATCCTATGCTGGATTTGATTTAAAATCATTCTTTGACACATTAGCAGAAACAAACGGAACTGGCGGTCACGCTACTGCTGGCGGGGTTTTTGTTGAAGAGGAAAAGATAGATGATTTTATTAATTCGGTATTAGATGGACTTCGAGATATTGAATTTCAAAGTGAAAATGAATATGTCCTTGAATTTAATGCAGATCAAATTAATGAACAATTAATAAAAAACATTAATTACTTTTATCGAATTAATGGAATCGATATACCAGAAGGGCAATTCTTATTTAAAGGTTTTTTTGTTGATGATAAACAGTTAATTGGTAAAAACCAAGATACTGTAAAGATCGAATGTGGCGATACATATTTGATGAAATTTAGAACGAATAAGGAATTTTACGACAGTATACCATTGCTATCCACTATTGATGTTATTGGAAAACCAAACCTGAATTATGACTTCAGATTAAAACAATTGGTAAAGCAAATTTATATTGAAGACTATAGGGAGGCGGTTGATTGACACTAAAAGCGAATGGTTTAACTGGTCATAAAAATGGCGGCGAAAGAGAAAAAGATGATTTTTACCCTACCCCTCCACATGCAACAATAGCTTTACTTGAAAGAGAGAGATTTGTTGGAGGCATATGGGAACCTGCTTGCGGAGATGGCGCAATAAGCAAAGTATTAATCGAAAGAGGATTTAAAGTATTTTCATCGGATTTATATGATCGCGGCTATGGAAAATCGGGAATTGACTTTATTACATATGAACCTAAACATAAGGTTCCCAATATTATAACTAATCCTCCATATAAATTAGGGCAAGAATTTGTTGAGAAGGCATTAAAAGTAACTAAAAGAAAAGTTGCAATGTTGTTTAAGTTAAATTTCTTAGAAAGCGAAAGGAGATATGAATTATTCAAGAATACACCGTTAAAAACAGTTTATGTATTTTCTAAAAGATTAAATTTCTATAGCGGGACATTAGAAAAAACAGCCAAATCGGGAGTTTTAGCGTATGCGTGGTATGTTTGGGATCATGATTATGACGGAAAGCCCACATTGGATTGGATTTTATAAGGAAAGGTGATTAGATTGGATTTTGTAATGAATAAAATTAAATACATAATCATTGGTTTTATTGCTCTTATTATTGCTTTGAACAGTTTTTCGATTGTGCAATACGGTCACGTTGGATTGTATAAAACGATGGGAAAACTAGGAGACAATGTATTAAATCCTGGTATTCATTTTAAAATTCCTTTTATTCAATCTGTGATTAAAGTTAATGTACAAGTAACAAAAGCAGAATCAGATGCTAGTGCTTCTTCTAAGGATCTTCAACCTGTTTCAACCCATGTAGTAGTTAATTATTCAATCAACAAAGAGTCAGCCTATAATTTAATGAATAATATCGGAAAGAACTTTGAAAATGTGATTATTCATCCAGCAATTCAAGAAATCGTAAAAGAGGTGACTGCAAAATATGCTGCCGAAGATTTAATTTCAAAACGTGATGTTGTTGCGAGTGAAATTAATGATTTACTGACAAAAAGATTAGGTAAATATGATCTTATTGTAAATGATATCAATATTGTTAATTTCAAATTTTCTGAAGCATTTAACCAATCAATTGAGGCAAAACAAGTTGCTCAACAACAAGCATTAAAAGCAGAGAACGATCTGAGACGTATTCAAATTGAGGCACAACAAAAAATCGAGCAAGCAAAAGCGGAAGCTGAAGCATTGAAGTTGAAGAAGCAAGAAGTAACTCCTGATTTAATTGAATATAAAAAGATTGAGATTCAGGAACAAGCGATTGAGAAATGGGATGGTCATTTGCCTACTGTAACTGGTGGCGCAATGCCGTTTGTTGATTTGGGTGCAATGGGTAAATAAATTAATTATTAGAAGCATCTACCCAAGAATCCCCATGCCTAAAGGCGTGGGGAGTGTCAATCAAGAAGAATTAATCGAATATAAGAAAATATGGAAAAAACATAGGAATAAACAACTTATTGATAAAATGAAACGATTTAAAGGAGAACAATAAAAGGAGATGGTTGAGAATGTTTGGTGTTAATGTAGAAGAAATCATTGATGAATTGACAATGCGAATTGAAAGACTTGAGAAAGCATACAAAAATATTAAAGACCAAAATAATGAAGATAAATTTCTTGAAGCAAAAATTCAAACATTGGAAGAGGTTAGAGCTTGGTTGTCAGTGAAATATCTTTGAAAGGTGGTGGTATTGTTCATAGTGTGAACAATTTGTTGATAATTTGTGGATCTATACCAAAGAGGTGATGTGTTGTTAATCGTTTATGACTCAAAAACAGGTAATGTAAAAAGATTTGTAGCGAAATTAGGGCTACCTTGTATTCAATTAAAAGAAGATTTAATGGTTAATGAAAAATTCATATTAATCACATACACTATCGGATTTGGTGAAGTACCTAAAAATGTAATGACTTTTTTAGAAAAAAATCATCAATATTTAATCGGTGTAGCTGCAAGTGGTAACCGAAATTGGGGAAATAATTTTGCGGTTGCGGCAGACATAATTGCTGCTAAATATAATGTGCCAATTATACATAAGTTTGAACTAAGCGGAACCAAAAAAGACGTAGAAATCTTCTTAGAGGAGGCTAAAAAGATTGTCGCAGCAAATTCCAAGATGGATTGAGTTAAATAATGAGATCGTTATTCAAAAAGATGGCAAGTTTCAATTTGAGAAAGATAAAGAAGCTGTTAGAAGTTATTTTATTGACTATGTAAATCAAAATACGGTTTTCTTCCATGATTTAAAGGAAAAATTAAATTATTTGATTGAAAATGATTATTACGAAAAAGAGTTTCTTGAAAAATATACATATAAGCAGATAAAAGAAGTGTTTGATATTGCATATAAGAAGAAGTTCAGATTTCCTTCATTTATGAGTGCGTTTAAGTTTTATAATAATTACGCCCTAAAAACCAATGACAAAAAGAAATTCTTAGAACGTTATGAAGATCGTGTTGCTGTTGTAGCTTTATATTTAGCTGAAGGTGACTTTGAAAAAGCAAAATGGTTTACCAAGGAAATGATTAACGGTCGCTATCAACCAGCAACGCCAACTTTTCTTTCTGCTGGTCGGAAACGTCGCGGTGAGTTCACTAGTTGTTTTCTTTTGATGGTTGACGACTCAATGAATGCTATTGGTAATGCAATTAATAATGCTTTACAGTTATCAAAAAGAGGTGGCGGAGTTTCATTTTGCCTTACAGACTTACGCGCTCTCGGAGATCCGATTAAAGGAATCGAAAATAGTTGCAGCGGCCTTGTTCCAGTCATGAAGTTACTGGAAGACGCATTTTCATATGCCAACCAACTAGGTCAGAGGGACGGGGCAGGGGCAGTTTGGACTAATATTTTTCACTTAGATGTGATTGACTTCTTATCAACAAAGAAAATTAACGCTGACGAAAAAGCAAGAATCAAAACTCTATCTCTTGGTTTAATTGTTCCTGATAAATTTTTTGAACTTGTTGAAAAAGATTATGATATGTATCTATTCTCGCCATATGGTATTTACAAAGAATATGGAAAACGTATGAGTGAAATTAGTATTACAGAAATGTATGATGAATTGGTTGAAAATCCAAATATTCGAAAAAGGAAAATTTCTGCAAGGGATTTGCTTAATATGATTGCACAAATTCAAGTGGAAAGCGGATATCCGTATCTTTTCTTTGAAGATAACGCAAATAGAGTTCACGCTTTAAGCAACGAAGGAAAGGTAAAATTTTCCAACATCTGCACCGAAATTATTCAATTATCAGAAACATCAATAATTAATGATTATTTTGAACAAGACGAAATAAATCGTGATATTTCGTGTAACTTGGGTTCATTGAACATTGTAAATGTTATGGAAAGTAAAAATATTGAAAGTGCTGTTGCAGCAGGAATACGAATGCTAGATTCTGTTGTACGAAACACTAACATTCAAGCAGTTCCAAGTATCGCAAAGGCAAACGAAGAAATGCATTCAATTGGTCTTGGAGCTATGAATCTGCATGGATTTTTAGCTAAAAATAAAATTCCTTATGAATCAAAAGAGGCTCTTGAATTTGTTGATGTGTTTTTTGCGGCAGTCAATTACTATTCTATTGTTGAGTCTGCAAAAATTGCTAAAGAAACTGGATTCGTGTTTAAAGGATTCAAAGGTTCAGCATATGACACTGGAACTTATTTTGAGCAATATTTACAACAAGATTTCTTGCCAAAAAGTGAAAAAATTAAAAAATTATTTGATGGTATAAAATTACCAACAAAAGAAGATTGGGCAAATTTAAAAAATGAAGTAAAGACATATGGTTTGGCGCATAGTTATAGGTTGGCAATTGCTCCCACAGGAAGTATTTCATATGTCCAATCGAGTACGGCTAGTATTGCGCCTATCACTGAAAGAATTGAGCATAGAACATATGGTGATAGCGATACATATTATCCAATGCCATATCTTAATGAAAGTAATTTCTTCTATTACAAAGAAGCATATGAAATGGATATGTTTAAAATGATTGACTTATATGCTACTGCTCAAAAACATATTGACCAAGGTATTAGTTGTACTTTGTATGTGAAAGATACGATTACTACCAGAGAATTATCTATGTATTACATTTACGCATGGATGAAAGGTCTAAAAACCTTATATTATACAAGAACAAAAATGACGAACAATATAGACGAATGTATTAGTTGCGTTGTTTAATACAGCTTAAAAATAGGAGGTCAACAATGATTGAAGCAGTAAATTGGGATAGACAGACTAGCGAATATGCGAACTTATTTTGGGAACAAAATACGAAGCAATTTTGGCTAGATACCGAAATTCCTATTAGCAAAGATAAGAAAACATGGGAAACATTATCAGAACAAGAGCAAAATGTTTATATGAAAGTGCTTGCCGGACTCACTTTGTTAGACACAGAACAAGGTGGGGTAGGAATGCCAAGAATAGCTATGCACGTAAAAGATTTGCAAGAAAAAGCTGTATTAACTTTTATGGGCGCTATGGAGCAAATTCACGCCAAGAGTTACAGCACAATATTTACAACACTAACAAATAGGCAAAAAATTGATGAAGTATTTGAGTGGGCAAAACAAGATAAATGGTTGCAACAGAAAGCTATTATTATTGAATCATTTTATAATAATATAATGGATGACTACAGTTTAGCAAAAGCAATGATTGCTTCTGTGTTTTTGGAGAGCTTCTTATTTTACAGTGGATTTTATTATCCTTTGCTTTTGGCTGGTCAAGGCAAATTAAAAAATTCTGGTGAAGTGGTTCGGTTGATTATCAGGGATGAGTCTATCCACGGAGTTTTTGTTGGAATATTGTATCAAACAATCAGAAATCATTTACCAGAAACACAAAAGAATGAATTAGATCATTTTACTATTGAATTATTGGAAAAGTTATATGAATTAGAGTGTCGTTATACTGAAGAAATATATGATGTATTAAATTTTACTTCAGATGTAAAGAAGTTTGTTCGTTATAATGCCAATAAAGCATTAATGAATTTGGGATATGATTCTTATTTTGCCGAAGAAGATGTAAATCCTGTTGTAATAAATGGACTAAAAACAGACACTAGTACGCATGACTTCTTTAGTCAAAAAGGAAATGGGTATGTAAAAATAAAAGTAGATCCGTTAAAAGATGGCGACTTTGAATTTTTAAGAAAATTAGCTAAAAAACAAGAAGAAGATATTGCTTAAAAGGAAAATTATTAAAAATTCTATTCGAATGAATTTTTGGCATCCGCCAGAATTCAGATACAACAAACCCAACCAACCAATTAAAACAAAACAAACACAAAGGAGAGACTACTGAATGTACAAACAAGAAGAAGCAGTATTTGTTAAAAACGCTAAAGTAAAAGGTATTGTTAAGGAAATCGATCAAGAAAACAAAAAATACAAAGTAACATTTTTTAAGCGTCAAAAAAATGGAGAATCAAAAAGGATTACTGCTTGGTTCGATGAGCAATCACTTGCAAAATGGAGAGTAAAAAATCAAAGCAATAAAAACGTTCGTAAAACACTAAAAGATTATGGCAATAAACATTATTATCAGGTACGTCGATTCCATAAAGTTTTCAATCATCCTGTCGCCTATTCTCCGCAAGAACTAAGTGAGACTCAAATTTTCAATCGTGGTTCTTGGATAGTCGAAGAGGTTATTGAACTACTTCATGCAACCGCTGGAAATAATGAAAAATTTGAATCCATGTACAACGAACTTCTTTCAAAGATTCAAAGTACATATCAAAAACAACTCGAAAAACCATATCCAGAAAATAAACTTGTGGCTCAAGTAGACGGATTCGCTGATATCCTTTACTTTGGTAATGGTGGATTTGTTGAATTAGGGGTAAAACCAGACAGAGTATTTTCATGTGTCCATAAGAGTAACATGAAGAAAATTTGGCCTGATGGCAAGCCGCATTATAACGAAGATGGTAAAGTAGTTAAACCTGAAGGTTGGCAACCGCCTGAAAGGTTTATCGAAAAGGAAATCGAACGTCAGAAGTTTGCTGCACAAAAACGGAAAGAAAGGTTAAATAAGCAGCAATAACAACAAATACTTAAATTAACGGACGATGGGTTAATTCCCATCGTCCTAATTTTGGAGGTTAAAAATGTCTCGAACTGACATACAATATTTTGAAATAATAAAAGATATTTTGGAAAATGGATATTATGATAATAATAGAACAGGCATTCCTACATATAAAGTATTTGGAAAGATGTTTTCATTCGATCTTCAAAAAGAATTTCCGATTTTAACTACCAAATTCGTTCCATTTAAGAGTGCAGTTAAAGAATTGTTATGGATATATCAAATGCAAAGCAATGATGTAAAAGAATTAAATAAGATGGGCGTTCATTATTGGGACGCTTGGCAAAATGAAAATGGTACAATTGGTCGAGCATATGGATATCAAGTTGCAAAGTATAAACAAATTGACCGCTTGATCAATACACTTAAAACCAATCCTCAGGACAGGGGTATGATTATCAGTTTATGGAATATTGAAGATTTACCTTTTATGCAGTTGCGCCCATGCGCTTTTCAAACAATATGGGATGTTTCAGATGGCTATTTAAATTGTACGCTTATTCAAAGGTCTGGGGATATGCCTTTGGGTGTACCTGTAAACATGACACAATATGCTGTGCTAGTACATATGATTGCTCAAGTAACGGGATTGAAGCCGGGAAAGTTTAATCACTATATAAATAATGCTCACATTTATAATAATCAAATAGAGGGAATTAAAGAACAATTAAGTAGAAGTACGGATTACCCAGATCCTAAACTTTGGATAAATCCAGATATAAAAAATTTTTATGATTTTACAATTGAAGATATTAAGTTAATCGACTATAAACATCATCCAAAAATTGAATTTCCAGTAGCAATTTAAAAAAGCAAAATATGTATTGACAAATAAAATATTTTGTTCTATGATGGTTTTAGGAAAATGATTCCTGAAACCATTTTTGTTAGGAGGTGCTTTCGATGTTATATACGGCAACTTGCGATGCTTCTTTTCATCCAAATCGGCAAATTATAAGTTACATAATCAAAAATAATAACAACGTAATATTTAAAGAAAGTAAATTTGTAAAATGCAATTCTTCATTAGAAGCAGAATACATAGCATGTATCGAGCTAATAAAAAAGATAATCGAACTAAAAATTCCGCACGTAGTAATAATGACAGATTGTAAAGTGATTTTTGACAATCTGAATAATGAGAAAATGAATAATGGAAAATTAAAAGATTACCACAAAAAGATTGACCACTTGTTAATGGAAACATCAAGAACAAGGATTAAATGGGTGAAGAGAGAAAGGAATAAGGAAGCAGATCATTATTGCAGAGTGACTCGAAGTAATGGATTAGATACTTCATATTCAGATAAAAACAAAATAAATGAAATACATAAAAATAGAATAAGGTACGTAAAGCAATTAAGAAGGATTATACTGAAATGTCCGTGTTGTAAAGAACATAAACCATTCACTGAATTTCCAGAAGAAAGTAAATACAGAAAAAGAGTTTGTTTTAACTGTTTAAAAACAGTAGTTAATTTGCAGTATTAAATCTGGGAGGTTTTGTGAAAATAACTGAAATAGCAAGATGGAATAAAATTTCACTTTTATTGGAGGTAAATGTATGAAAGTAAAAATCCTTAAGAATAAAGCAAAATGCCGCAAGTGTAATGACATTATTGAGTCAAAACATAGGCATGATTTCGTAACTTGTAAATGCGGAGCAATTTCTGTTGATGGTGGAACCGATTATATCCGAAGATCCGCAAAGGATTTGAACGACATCATTGAGCTAAGTGAAGTACAATAAAACGCGAATTTTATCGTAGGAGGCAAATCATATGAGCGAAGAAGTTAAGGCTATTTTGTCACTATGTTGGAAAGGCGATCAACCGATGGCAACAAATTTTATAATTGGTGAAACGTATATTCATAAAGACAAAAAATTAACTATGACTGAAGATACATACAATGAGTTGATTGAGGTACAAAAAGAAATGCCAATTAAAATTTTTAGAAACAACAAATTAGTTAATGTAGTTGGATTGAGAAAGTCTAATTAATAAATATGGAGGGAAATCAATGACATATTACATTCGACATAAAGAAACCGGGGAAGACTTGATTATTGAGGATATCGATGTTGAATTTGGTATTGTATTGACGCAAGAAAAAGGAGAAATTCCGCTTGTCGATGTGATTGAAAAAACGCGCTGACGCACTCCCGCGTCTTTAGACGTGGGCAAGGAAGCGCATAAAGTTTGATAATAAAAGTAAAATATGATAATATATAAGGTGAAAGGAGGTTTATCTATGCTTAAATCATTCAAATTTCGTATTTATCCAGACGAGGAACAAAAACAACAAATACATAAAACATTTGGATGCGCTCGTTTTGTTTACAATTATTATTTAAACAAAAAAATTGAATTGTATAAAAACGAAGGTAAATCATTGTCCAAAATTGATTGCAACAATCATCTTAATAGAGAATTAAAGAAGGAATTTGAATGGCTTAAAGACGTAGATAAATTCTCCTTGACTAATTCAATTTTTAATTTGGATTCAGCTTTCCAAAAATTCTATAAAGATAAAAATGGTTTTCCTAAATTTAAATCTAAAAAGAACAATAGACAATCTTACACAACAAATATTACAGGTAATAATATTGAAGTTGATTTTGAAAACAATAAAATAAAACTGCCTAAACTAAAATGGGTAAAAGCAAAAGTTCACAGAATGTTTCAAGGACAAATTAAATCGGCAACAATTAGCAAGACTCTAAGTGAAAAATATTTTGTTTCAATTCTTGTTGACACTAATATTGAACCATTACCTAAATCTGCGAATATTATTGCATTTGATCTTGGAATTAAAGAATTTATTGTTGATAGTAATGATAATCATATTGACAATCCTAAAACACTCTATAAGTACGAAAAGAAGCTTGCTAGACTTCAACGTAAATTATCTAAAAAACAAAAAGGAAGTAAAAATAGAAATAAAGCAAGAATTAAAGTTGTCAGACTTCATGAAAAAATTGCTAACCTAAGAAAAGATTTTCTTCATAAGTTATCTTCGAAAATGATTAACGAAAACCAAGTGATCATTAGCGAAGATTTACAGGTGAAGAATATGCTTAAAAATCATAAATTTGCTAAAGCAATATCAGATGTGTCTTGGAGTGAATTTACAAGACAACTGGAATATAAAGCAAAATGGTATGGTCGCATTTATCATAAAATAGATAAATGGTTTGCTTCTTCTCAAACATGTAATGAATGTGGAAATATTAATAAAGAAGTGAAACAATTATCTATTCGTGAATGGGTGTGTTCAGAATGTGGTTCAATACATCAAAGAGATGAAAATGCGGCTAAAAATATTCTTAATCGAGGATTAATGGAATTGGGATTAGTTTAAATAATTAATAGGGTCGGGACGATCCAAATTTACGCCTGTGGAGCAAGTAGGTTGCGAAAGCGAAGAAGCAGGAAATTCTAACAGCGATGTTAGAAGCACACGACTTTTAGTCGTGTGAGGTTCACAACTATGAGTTTAGGTATGACATATGGTGAGAAAGCATTTCTTTAAAACATAATTTATATTTAAAAAGGAGAAGAACTATGTACACCATCCGACGAGACGAATACGGCCACGCCGTAGCGATTGAGCGAGACGGATACACTGTATTGCATTTGCAACCCGGCACCGAGCGGAACGAGCAAGAAATTGAACGAATTGTGAGGGAGTTGAACGAGGTACAACGACTGCGGGCGGTGGCAATCAAATTGCATGAAACCATCAACAGCTTTTGGCAGGGAGATTGTGAAAAAGCGGATGTGGTTGCGGCGCAGTCGAATCTATGTGATATTCTCTCCACCACAACCGAACCAATAGGGGCGCAGCGGGCGAGGGACAAAATGAAATCCTTGTTCGAAGCATGTCACTATACGCTTGAGACGGGCAAGGAACTGTACGGAAAAACCGACGATGAGGAATATTGCAGCGGGAAGGAGGAGATGGGAAATGGATGATAATACGACAGCAGTTTTGATATTTCTAATAATTGTGATTGGCTTGTGCTTTATGTCGTGGGTAATTATGCGAGATTAAAAGAGGAGGCCGCAGACGATGAGCGAAAATAAATGTGTTTTGTGTGGAGCGAAAGAAAAAATAAACAGTGCTGTGCGGATAAAAAACGAGTTAAAGCCTGTATGCTACGTATGTTTAATTGGCGTTGCACATGCTACGCCTGAACGTGGTGGTACAGATGAGCGCGATTGATCGGGAGAAATTGCTGGAACTGATCAAATTAAGAAAAGCAAAGTTTGTTGGAAGTTACAAAGACATAGATCATGGGGCGTATATGGAACTTGAGACGATTGAGGCATATGTTGAATCCGGCGCGTTCGATGTGCGGGAGCCAATCAAACCATTTCAGCAAAAGCTGGTCGATCTAACGATTCAGGAAAACGCAAAAATGTATCAGAAGGAGGACGACGACCATGAGTGAGCGTACGTGTGAAATGTGCGGAAGAAAAATGACCATTGATGAAGATTGGCTCGATACTGAATTTCGCGGCTACGTGTGGTTTTGTGAATGCGGGAACGAAGTAAGGGCTTTTCGGCACGTTCATACCCGCAACTGTTACGATGATTCGGGACACGGCCCGGCATATCTGGTCTGCGGGAAAACCGAGGGTGAATTTGAGTATCCCGACGAATCCACCATCTACAGCATCGACTGCCGTGGTGGGAAATGTGAGTGATGAGTAATCATGATGAAGTATATGCTCGAACGAGCGGAGCCACACATCGTCAAAACAGAATTGACGAAAAATCGAACCTGTCAAACCTATCGGTGGAAGCAAGTAGCAATGAGTGATGACCTAGAAGCGCTTAAGTCGATCATGGGGGATTATCACAGGATTGTTCGGCGTAGCGATCTGAAAGTTATGTATCAGACGTTTAAGTGGTGAAAGAGAGGAGCGAACGCCAATGAGTGAATACCTGATCAAGAAAGTAACAGTTACAGCGAATACCGCCTCCGAAGTCATATGCAAAGCCGCTCTGCTGGCGGTGATGGAGGGATGACCGTGAATCGGGAAAAGAAGATTGCGGAGATTCGGGAAGCGTTGAAAAAGATCGACCGTGGCGATTTTTCCGAGATCGCAGGGGCGCATGGGAAAGCAGGCGAATGGCACCGTTTCCTGCTGGACGAACTCGACCGCGAACGCGAGGAAAACCAGAAGTTGCGGGAGGAACGGGATGATTTAAGTTTTCGAGAAAGAGAAGCGTATGGCGCATTCAAGTATTGGTTTGGTGCTTGGCAAGAAGTGAAAAAAGATAACGGACAATTACAAGAACAACTCCAATCCGCCCAACAGGAGATCGAGCGGTTGAAACAGGAACGTGACAAGCTGATCGAGGGGTTGCGAAAACTGGCAAAGACCAACGCTGAGAACATCAGTGAAATCCGTGAATGGAAAGCGAAGCAGAATGATCCCGAAGTGACCGATTTGGACTGGTACAACTATGTCGCCCGCGAAATCCTGCGCGAAATCGGGGTGACGGGGGAGTGAGATGGATCAGCGTCAAGGATCGGTTGCCGGGAGATGAAGGGGAGTATTTGGTTTTTCGTGTGTTGGATTCTGAATATATCGATATTGCCTCTTACGAAAACGACACGGCCATTTGGTTGAGGCCACCAATGTAACCAACTGGATGCCGCTCCCGGAGCCGCCAGAAGTGAAACGGACGGCGGAATGATAAAGTTTGTAATAAGCATTTAAAATAGTCTGTTATGATTTATAACAAAGGAGAATGAAAAATGACAGTATACATAAATAGAGGTCGTGTTCGTTGTCTTGAAAATAACAAAATATACGAAAATGTAAAAATGATGGACATAGGAGAAGACCATCACGGCAGTTTGATTTGGTGCGAAGATTTAAAAAGGTGGTGCAGGTGGGAACCTATAGAAATCAATGAAGGAAAACAAGAAAATTAAAAACAAAATATTGACTTTTTGATTTATTTTGTATATATTAACATTAGTAAGTGAGAGGCAACATCTAAAACACTTGATACATAAGGTATTTAAAAAGCTAAATATTATAATAAAATGCTTGTTTTATTATAAATCAGAAAGGAGATTTATTAGATGAATAATTTAAAAACAAATAACGAAAAAATTAAAGCAATTATCGCAAATACCATTTTAAATAGTTTTAAGGAAAAAGATTATAATTTTTGGAATGAAGCTCTGCTTTGGGCAAAATCAAAAAATTATTTTCCTGAATTTTGTAGCGATGAGGAACTTCTTAATTTTTTAAGACAGTATGATGAATGGAACGAGTTTGAAAAAATTTGTGTTGAAACTGGTCAAATTAAATTTTAACAAAAAGAGCAAACATAAAATACCACTTTTAATGCAAAGATATCAAATAAAGGTGATAAAATGAAAACAAGAGCAAGTCCAAATAATATATAAAAACCAAATTATTAAATTAAATATATGTTAAATCAAATAATTGATTTAACAGTGGTCGATTCAGCGGCCCAAAGCCATCTCAAAAGAGATCACCTATCGCCAAGGTGGAGAAGTGTCCTAAGTTAGTACATAATCGTTACAGGGATAACACTCGGCAAGTCATGTTGTGGCGACATAGTAACATGACACCCTGCCCAACTGGGCAGGTATCCTGCATAGTTGATTTTGTCGTCGATCCCCGATAATGTAAAAATCCCTATGGATCGACGATAAATACAGTTAAAAAATTGATTAAAAATTATATTTTATAACATAATTTGATATTTAAAATCCTATATATTGATGTTTGAAAAACAAGTAATCCTACATATTGGGGTTACGAATATAACTATGTAGGATATGAACTCATAGGTCAAGTTATCACAGGATTTCCTAACCTTACGTTACGAATATAACTATGTAGGATATGAACTTCATATGGTCAATGGGCAGAGGCTTTAAAAAAACCAAGTTACGAATATAACTATGTAGGATATGAACGATATCAATCGTGATATTATCGAAATCATACCCGAAGAGTTACGAATATAACTATGTAGGATATGAACGCAATTGTTGTATCACTTATGCGTTTGCCTAGATCGGTTACGAATATAACTATGTAGGATATGAACTAGTCTGTGCGCTAGAAGTACAAATTTGTACCAAAGTTACGAATATAACTATGTAGGATATGAACAGTTTTTTGTGGGTGAGTTATTCGGATGACGAGCTTCGTTACAAATATAGCTATGTAGGATATGAACAGGTACCAATCGAATATCTGCTTTACTATTTAAGCTTGTTACGAAATATAGCTATATAAGATATGAATCACAACTAGAACCTGAATTTATTGCGAATTACAAATCGTTATGTATATAACTATGTAAGATATATTAATAACCGATAAATGAAAAATATCTATAAATAAGGTGAAGAAGATGTCAAAACATGTAAACATTGTTAAATTTGAAATTTTAAAAGATAAATCCACAAGTAAAGATGAATGGGATAATATTAAAAAAATATTTTCAATAATACAAAAGCAAACAACTGAAATATACAATAAAACAATTTACCTTTGCCAAGAATACGAAGGGTTTTCGTCGAAGTATAAAGAAAAATATGGAATTAAGCCTAGTCCTCATGATATATTTAATTACAAATCAAATCCTCTTCAAAATTTTTGTTACAATCAAATTGACAAAAGTAAAATAATTCTATATTCTAAAAATATCAGTCAGACCGTAAAAAGGGCTGTTGATAAATGGAAAGAGAAAAAATATAAGGTATTAACATTTCAAGAGAACATTCCTCAAATGAGAAAACAAGATACGGCATTTGATATTGTCAAAGATGCAATAAAAATCAATAAATTTGAAAAAAATTTTTATGAAGTGGAAATAGCAATAGTCAATGAAGATTATACAAAAAAAGAAGATTCCTTAATTAAATCAACTCGTATTAAATTTTTAATTGAGGCTGCAGACAATTATAGAAAAAAAATAATGGAAAAAATAGAATCAAAAGAATATGAAATTGTAACGTCTCAGATTACATTAAATAAAAGAAAAAAGAAATGGATGTTTCATTTGGGGTACAGTTTTGAAGTAAAAGAAAATAATGAATTAAACAAAAATAAAATCATGGGAGTTGATATTGGTTGGTGTAATCCGGTTTACATTGCATTTAGTGACTCACCTAATAGATATGTAATTAATGGAGCAGAAATACAAAAATTTAGCAGAGGCATTGAAAAAAGAAGAATTCAATTATTAGATCAAGGTAAATATTGTGGAAAAGGACGAATTGGGCATGGTAGAAAGAAAAGAATTAAACCAATTGAAAAATTAAGAATGAGAGTTGAAAATTTTAAAAATTCGAAAAATCATGTAATATCTGATATTGTTGTTGATCAGGCGCTTCGTTATAAATATGGAGTAATTCAAATGGAGAATTTATCTGGGATTGCCGACGGAGAAAAGAAAGCAACATTTTTAGGAAAATGGCCTTACTATGATTTACAACAAAAAATTAAATATAAAGCTGAAAAGTATGGAATCGAAGTAAGATTTATTAATCCCATGTATACATCTGCAAGATGTAGTAAATGCGGTTACATACACAGAGAAGAAGATATTAAAATATGGCGGCCAAGACAAGACAAATTTATGTGTATGAATTGTGATTACGGTCATAAGTTTTTTGTTCATGCAGACTATAATGCTGCACAAAACATAGCTATTGATGGTATTGAAATAATTATAGAAAATCAAGTTAATTTTCAGATTGAATGTGAATTGTTAAAAATTGGATTTAAGAAAACAAAAAATGGGTATGAAAATCAGTTTGGATTAGAAGTAATTCTTAAAAAAGAAAAAAACAAAGATGAAATAGAAGCAGAAGAAGATCAAAAAGAAAATAAAAAATGGATAATTCGTCATAAAGAAATAAAAGAAAAGAAGGTAAAATATGGTACATTAAAATTAATTGATGAAGTAAAAGAAGCGGTTGAAAAAATTAATAATATTATTCATGAAAAGATGTTTTGTAACTAATTTTTATAAATATGAAAGGTGGTTTTTTATATGGAACATTTAAAAACAAATTATAAAAAATTAAAATCAGTTATCGTAACTATACTTTTTAATAGTGCTGACAAAAAGGGATACGATTTTATGAATGAAGCTTTACTTTTGATAAAATCAAAAAATTTATTCCCTGAATTTCATAATGACGAAGAACTTCTCAAATTTTTAAGGAGGTATAAAACGTGGAGAGAGTTTGAAAAAATGTGTTGAAAGCTGGCGAAACTAAATTTTAACAAAAAGAACAAAACACCACTTTTGTTACAAAAGTAAATAAAATACAAAATATAAACTATGAAAGGGTAATCAGATAATGAAGAAAAAGAAAAAAGATGAAAACATAAACATAAAAGTTGAAAAACATTTAATAAGAGACAAAAACGACATAAAGACAATCAAAGAATTGTGCTTCAAATCAAAGAATCTATACAATTTAGCTAATTATTACATCAGAACGACATTCGCATACGCAAACAAAGAAGAACGGACTGAAGAACAGCAAAAATGGATTGACAACATTAATAACATGATCGACGAATTTAATTCAGTTAGATACGAAAAATACCTAAAATCACTAAAAAAGAAAGAAGAAAAAGGAGAAGAAATAGAAGAATTTAAACCATTACATAAAATTGAAAAAGGAAATGGATATTTATCAAGAGGATTTATTGACTGGATTTTTATTAACGAAAAACTTCCAATGATTAATAATCCATATAGAACTTTACCTGCTCAAACATCACAACAAATTCTTAAAAAACTTGATGAAAATTGGAAATCATTTTCTAAAAGTATTAAAGAGTGGAAAATAAATCCATCGAAATTTAAAGGAAGGCCAAATTTACCAAAATACAAAGACAAAATAAAAGGAGAAAACATTGTAATATTCACTGGGCAAGCTTTTACAAATCAGAAAACAAAAATATTAAAAAAAGATAAAAAAGGATACATTCATTTTCCTAATGAGATTCCACTTAAAATTAAAACAAAGGCAAATAAGATAAATGAAGTTAGAATTGTACCACATAGACATTCATATACAATTGAAGTTGTATATGAAGATGATCCATTTCCTGAATTAAAAAACGGCGAAAGAGCGATAGGAGTTGATGTTGGAATTGATTGTCTAATGACAGTGACAGGAAATTTTAATCTAAAACCATATATCATTAATGGAAAACCAATTAAATCAATAAACACTTATTATAACAAATTAAAAGCAGAAGCTATGAGTTTTGTTGGAAATAGAGGAACAAGCAATAGATTAAAAAGGATTGAATTAAAAAGAAAAAATAAAATAGATACAATATTTCATTGGGCAAGCAGATATTTAATTGATTTTTGCGTTGACCACGATGTAAGTAAAATTTTTATTGGATGGAACAAAGATATAAAACAAAATATTAATTTAGGGAAGAATAATGTACCATTTGTTTATATCCCTTTTAGACAATTATTTGAAAAAATTAAGTACAAAGCAAGAGAAGTAGGAATAGAAGTAATCGAAATTAACGAATCGCATACTAGCAAATGTGATGCTTTGGCTTTAGAAAAAATATGTCACCATGAAAAATACTTAGGAAAAAGAGTAAAAAGAGGAATGTTTATTAGTAGTACAGGCAGATTAATTCATGCAGACGTAAATGCTTCACTAAATATTTTAAGAAGAGGATTAAATAATGATGATTTTATTCTTGACTTATTAAAAAACAAAGTCGATCTTACACCAATTATAATAAATTATAAAAACAATGTATTAACATATAAAGAATAAAAAATAAAAATCGTAATTCCTGAATCCTTATGGATAAGGAATATAGGCATGGTTCAGGCCGTTGTATTGTACATACGATACATAAAGATTCACTATAGTTTATATATACTGTCGTCGATCCCCAATAGTGTAAAAACTCCCGGAGATCTACGACAAATTAAATCGTAATCTGCGAATTCTTAATAGATGAATAGCAGTATATAGGCTCGGTTCAAGCCAATCTTTCCACAAAAAGTTTCACTATTCTCAATTTGTGGATATTTATACAGGAAAATTGGGGTTTAGCTTTAAGCTATGGTGAAACAGAACTCTGGTTTTCTGTGTATCTGTTCCCAAACTTCTTTAGTTTAGCTTTAAGCTATGGTGAAACAGAACTTGTTCCGCTGGTCATATTTATACTGCCACTAATGGTTTAGCTTTAAGCTATGGTGAAACAGAACTTGGTTCCCAACCGTCATTTTCATACCTAATCTTGAGTTTAGCTTTAAGCTATGATGAAACAGAACTCCAAACTCCAAGAACCGTCTGCCATACCAGCGCCAAGTTTAGCTTTAAGCTATGGTGAAACAGAACAACCACTAGAACCTGAATCGTATAACACCTTCTTACGTTTAATTTTACTATGGTAAAACATAAAAATTTCATCTAATAAAACTACTATTTCATCTGGAGGTTTATTTGTGAAAAAGTTCTTCTAAAACATTAACATTAAATAATTAAATAAAGTGAGGTAATGTTATGAATTGGAAAGAAGCATTGGGAGAAGATTTTGGGAACAAAATAATGGAAGCATTAAAGGAATTAGCTCATGGATTAGGTATCGCCGCTGAACATGTTTATAGTATTTTAGTTCGACAACAAATAGTTTATGGTATTTCTGCTATGATCGGATGTCTTATAGGAATAATTGCACTCAGTTATGCAATGTATAAAATTGGCAAACGGTTAATAAAAAACGATGACGAAGAATTTATTCTTTTATTTGTATTCCCCATTGGTGGACTTATTGGTTTATTTTTTGGATTTTTTGATGGATTCATGCATTGCTTCAATCCAGAATATTACGCCATTAAAGCAATCATGGATGCAATTTCAGGAAAATAAAAAAACAAAACTGGGGCTGATAAAATTGTTCAATCCTATGTTTCATTAACAAATGATATTTTTAATTTTGATAAAGCATTTCAAAAATTTTTCAAAGAAAAATCAGGATTTCCGAAATTTAAAACAAAAAAGAGCAATCGACAATCTTATACAACAAATTTTACAAATAATAATATAGAAGTTCATTTTGAATTAGTGGAGTGATAATTTTAGGAAGAAAAATGAGTGTAATTGAACAAATTGGTTATTCAATTATTGTTAAAAATGTTACCAAACAAGAACTTAAAAAATATCAAGAATGGCTAGAAAATGAAACTCCTTGGAGTGGAAACATGGGATATACTTTGTATCCAAGTAAAAAAGAAAATGCAGTAACAATGATGATTGATTCTGGTTTTAGTGGTACATGGTATAGAGAAATATATCCAGCACTTATTGAATATTGGAGAGAAGAACGGATTTTAAACGAAGTCACATTTGACGAAGGTGATAAATGAATGAATGTTCGTAATCATTTTCTTGAACGTTATTGTGAAAGAATCCTGAACATGGAAGACAAAAATGAAATTAAACAATACATAGTACAAAACAGAGACCGGTTAATATCTGAATGTCTAAAGATGTTCGAACACGCTGAGTATATTTATTCCGGGCAACTATGGGATAATGTAACACGCAATTACTACATCAGGGATAACATCATTCTTGTAACAGATACAAACAATTCTGCCCTAATTACATTATTTAGATGTGACTTTGGATTTCCAGAAAAAACAAACAGGTCAATAGTTCAAGATTTGAAAGATGAAATTAGGGTTAAACAAGATGAACTAAAAAATGTAGAAGATGAAATATCTATCTTTATTGAACAAAAACAATACGAATTAGATGTAATTGAAAAACAACTAAATATTATTGAAGATCAAAAGAAACTACTCGAACAGAAAAGGGATTTGATTAAGAGTGAAATGAACTCTGAAAGAAGCAAAAAATTTATTATTATGAAAGAAATTGACAAGTTGGCTTTGACGTTATGTAGTTCTATGGATTATAAGAAAGAACTGCTAGAAGGAAAGTTGGCGTAATTTAAAATAATATTGACTTTTCAATAAAAGGTGATATGGTGTATTACGCATTAGAACATTTCTTCATTTTACCTTTCCGCTGGTTTCGGCTTCATATTAAAAATTGGTTTACTCATCAACAACGCTGTAAAGTGTGCGGTTGTCGAGATAAGTTTAATTTTGATGTAGATGACGAAACGTGGAGAAAAGTTGTGCCAATGAAGTTTCAGGGACGAGTAGTTTGTCTCGCGTGTTTTGATGATTTTGCCGATAAAAAAGGTATTGATTATTCTAAATTTATACAGTCACTTTGTTTTGCAGGAAATCGATTTAACTTTGAATGGAAAAATGAATCTTTAGTGAGGGATAAAATATGAAGTTTTACGAAATATTAACCAAAACCAAATGGGAAGATGTTGAAAAATCATTACAAAAACATTATCCAAACTACATGGATTCAATTGGTGGATTTAAAAAAGTCTACTATGAATTATTTACTTTGAAACCAAAATATAATGAAAAATTTCAAATTCATATTGAAAAAGATGATTTTTGGAGTGTGAGCGGCTATTCAACAGAAGAAGATAGTTATTATGGAATTGAATATGTACGTTGGGAAAATTGGCTAGGATACGATCTACATCCAGATTCTTTAGTTTTATCCAATGAAGATATTGTTGCTCATTGTTTGTGGGAAATGACTTGGGCTGGATTTTTTCAAGAGAAAATCGAAGAAAAAGTAAAATATTTAAAAAAATTATCAGAAGAAGCTGATGAAATGATCAAAAATTATAGAGAACAATAAAATAAGGTTTTTATATGATGAGTAATATAATAAGAAGATTTGTTTGTTTCATCACCAAAAAACATTTTTGCCATATTGATTTTGACGACCGATAAATTCATCATTTTAAGGAATAAAAAATAAAAAGGAGTAAGATCCATTGAAGGTAAATGAATTAGTAATGAAAAAAATAGATTATAAGACTGCAAAAGAATTTATTGAAAAATATCATTATTCTCATTCGTGTCCAAAGATAACTTTAGCACTTGGTTTTTATTATAAAGATATATTAACAACTGTAATAGTTTATGGTCAACCTTCTGGTAGAAATTTAGCAAAAAGTATTTGGGAAGGAGGGAGCGAAAAAGAATGTTGGGAATTACTTAGATTATTTTCATTTGATTGGTGTCCTAAAAATACAGAATCTTATTGTATAGGACAATCATTTAAATATATAAAACAAAATCATCCAGAAATTAAAGTTTTAGTTTCGTATGCTGATTCAAATTATGGACATTGTGGATACATATATCAAGCAACAAATTGGATATATACAGGCATTGGATCAAATGAAAGAGCATTATTTATAGATGGAAAGAGGGTACACCGAAGAGATTTGTATGATAAATATGGAACTTCGAGTTTAAAATTTTTAAAAGAAAAATTTGGAAATAGGTTTACATATTCAGAAAAAAATCCAAAATACAGATATATATACATATTAGGAACTAAAAAACAAAAAAAAGAAATTCTCAAAAAACTAAAATATAAAATATTACCATATCCTAAAATTGATTTTGAAAGAATAACAAAAGCAAATTAATCCCTACTCGCACTTTTATTTTCATATGTACATTTTCCAATAAAAACACGCTTTTATTAGTTGAAAATAAAATAAAACATTTAGGAGTGATATTTTGAGTAAAAAACTATTAGGAACTTTAGAGTTAAATCGAATTTATCAATTTAATTGCATTGATGGATTAAAGTTGTTGCCTGAAAACTCTGTAAATATGTGCGTCACATCTCCTCCTTATTGGGGATTGCGTGATTATGGTGTTAACGGACAATTAGGATTAGAAGAAACACCAGAACAATATGTTAAAAATATGGTTGATGTTTTTCGTGAAGTAAAAAGAGTTTTAAAAGATGATGGTACATTGTGGTTAAACCTTGGAGATTCCTATGCAGGAAGTATGAAGGGTTATATGGGAAACGGTGAATGGGCAGACAGGACAGGGACTAAACAAGGAACAAATGTAGGTTCTTTGGGTATACCACCAACAAAAGCAAAGGAAATTGGACTAAAGCCTAAAGATCTCGTAGGTATCCCGTGGCGAGTGGCATTTGCTCTACAAGCAGACGGTTGGTATCTCCGCAGCGATATTATTTGGCATAAACCAAATGCAATGCCTGAATCTGTGAAAGATAGACCAACAAAAGCACATGAATACATATTTTTACTTAGTAAATCACCAAAATATTATTATGATGCAGATTCAATTCGTGAACCTTATCAAAGTAAACCAACAAATAAATTAAGAGATAAAAACGCAGAAGGGTATCAAGCTGATTATACACAAGGAGATAGATTTAGTGCTGGAGCTAGAAACTATTATTCAAAAGGCAAAAGAAACAAACGGACAGTATGGAAAGTTTCAACAAAACCATTCAAAGGGGCGCATTTCGCAACATTTCCACCAGATTTAATTGAACCTTGTATTTTAGCAGGATGTCCCGAAGAAGGTATTGTACTTGATCCATTTATGGGCAGCGGAACAACTGCAATTGTAGCTTTAAAAAACAATAGAAATTTTATTGGTTTTGAAATAAATCCAAAATATATAGAAATTGCAAATATGAGAATTGAAGCAACATATAACGAAAATGACGATCAAAAAACCCTTAAAAATAGTGGACTTTTGGACTCATAATTTCCGATAAAGTCATCAATTTATCATCCGAAAGGAGACAAAAATGAAGATTAAACTTTTTACCCATACTGATCTTGACGGTGTAGGGTGTGCTGTTATTGCTTGCCTCGCATTTGGGAAAGAATGTGTCGATATAGAATACTGCAACTATGATGAGATTAATGACAAAATCAGAGACTTTACAGCGTCGATGCAATTTAAATATTATGACAAAATTTATATTACAGATATTTCTGTAGATAAACAGGTTGCCGATCTTATTGAATATTCTATAACTGAAAAACAAGAATATCTCTACAAATATCAATTACTTGATCATCACAATACAGCGAAGTGGCTTAATAATTATAAATGGGCGTATGTAAGCGACACTGAAATTAGTATTTATCCAAACGAAAAAGAAATGAAATCTTGTGGAACCAGTTTGTTTTATGGTTATTTATGGGAAAATGAAAATATTAATTTGCCTTATGCTCTTAAATTTATTGAAACAGTTAGAAGATATGATACATGGGAATGGAATACAAAGTTTAATGACAATAATGCTAAATATTTAAATGACCTTCTTTATATTATTGGTAAAGATAGGTTTGTTGAAAGATTTGTAGATAATCCCTCTATTAACCTCACTGATACCGAGAACATTATTTTAGAAATTGAGCAGCAGAGAATAGAAAAATATATCGAATCAAAAAGTAAACAAATGTTTGAAGATGAGATTGATGGGTATAAAGTTGGAGTTGTATTCGTTGAACAATACCATTCTCAAGTTGGAAGTGCATTAGCTAAAGCAAACAATCATTTAGATTTTATTATTATGATCGACGTTGGCAAAGGAACAGTGAGCTATAGAGGTATTCATGATAATATCGATCTTGGTAAAATTGCAAGCAAATATAATGGTGGAGGACTTCCCAAAGCTGCCGGAAGTAAAACAGAAGAATTTGTTAGGAAAAGTTTATGGAAAAATTTTGTTATTAATTTAACACGATAAATTAAATCATCTTTATTGGAGGTTATATAGTTGAACGATAAAAACAGAGTGGAAGCGATTATTAAAGCTATAAACGCAGTTAGTCAAGACACAGTTATTCCCAGAAAAGATGAAAGATTGTTTCAAATTTTATTAGCACAACATATGATTTCAAATGGTTTTCCAGAAGAAGCAGTTGATCCAGAATTAGTAATGTTGTCAATAAGAGATGCTTTTCATGAATACAATTGGATTAAAGAAACAAATCCAGAACCAACAATTGAGACTGTATTTACAAAACAATATATCAATAAATTAAAACAAAAAGGATGGATTGTCGAATCAGATAATTCTTGGCTTGAATGATAAAATGGTACTTTTATCACATCAAATAAGGAGTTTTTTATGGATAGATTATCCAATAACAGTTTTTCAACAAACAGGAATGATCTTATCTTACAAATTCGTTGGCTGCTTAATGAAATGTCTTCTGCCGAATATTATATTCAAGAAGGAAATATAGATGAAGCATTAAAAATATTAAGAAAAGAAACGAAAGATAATTTTTGGCAAACCATAAAAGATCGATAAAATAAAATCAAAATAATATCATTAATCCCAATTTAAATTCCAATCTTTATAATCGCCAGCACGAAAAAAATTACCAAACGTATCTTGCGATTTCCCGTCTGGATGTGCAGGATACACAGTCATTTCATGTAAACACCTATGACACCAAGTACGCTTTGATTCTCTATGGATGTAGTGAGTACCCCGGTTCCAACAGGCAATACATTGATATCGACATCGATATAATTTTGTACCATCATTTCTAATTTTAATTCCCGTTCTTACAGTAAAACCGTCAGAAAGCCCCTGTCTTTAGACATGGGGATGAATGACGGTAAATATTGACAATAAAATAAAAATATATTATAACAAAAATAAAAAAAAAGGATGTGATATATTGCAATTACTAACTATAAAAATAAGATTTTTCCCAACTAATCCAACTATATTAAAAAAAATGTCTCAAGAATACATTCAAGTTGTAAACCAATTAACACAACAAGCAGCAGAGAATAATTCATTTCCTAAAATAACGACAAAAGATGTTAAAACAGTATTGCCTTCTGCCATATGTAATCAAGCAATTAGAGATGCAAAAAGTGTTTTTAATAAATATAGAAAAACCAAAAAATTATCTATACTCAAAAACCCAGTATATTACATTAACAATCAAAACTATACAATTTTAGATAATGTGATTGCTTTTCCTATTTCTATTAATAATAAAACAAAGAAAACATATTTTAAAGCAATTCCAACAGAGAAAGATATGAAATTAATTAAAAAATCTAAACTTGGCCTTATGCGTATTGTTGAAAAATCAGGCAAATGGTATGCTCAAGTTTCAATTCAGATTCCAGAACAAGAAAATGTTAATAGTGAAAATATAATGGGTGTTGATCTTGGGTTAAAAGTTCCTGCTGTTGCTGTAACTTCAACAGGAAAAACCAGATTCTTTGGTAATGGAAGACAAATAAAATATATTCGTCGCAAATACCAATCACGTAGAAAGAAGTTGGGGAAACTTAAAAAGTTACACGCTATAAAGAAACTAGGTAACAAAGAAAGTCGTTGGATGAAAGATCAAAACCATAAAATTAGTCGTCAAATTGTAAATTTTGCTATTCAAGAAAATGTATCTGTAATTAAACTTGAATCTTTGGCTAATATTCGCCAAACGACAAGAAAAAGTCGTAAAAACGCAAAGAATCTGCATAATTGGTCATTCTATCAATTGCAGAAGTTTATCGAGTATAAAGCTAATTTAGCAGGAATTAAAGTTGTATATGTGAATCCAGCATATACTTCTCAAACTTGTCCTTGTTGTGGAACCAGAAATCATGCAAATGATAGAAAATATGAATGCCAATGCGGATTCAAAGCACATAGAGATCGGGTTGGAGCAATAAATATTATGCGTCAACCTGTGACAGATGGTAACAGTCTGTCAGCCTAAGAACCTATATATGGTCTGTCTTAGGACGGGCTGATGACACAGCCCTGAACTTGGAGATTGCACGAAGTAGAAATACATGAGTGCGCTAATCATCCAAGAATCCCCTGCCTTTAGGCATGGGGAGTGTCAAATATTCAGGTTGATCTTTAGTTTCTTTGTATGTATTTTCTAATTCTTCTTTCTCTAACGTTAAACCTTTAATCATTTTCTGTTTAATTTCATTACTTTTATTTCCAATTTCTTCCTTAGTAGTTTCAATTGGATTTACTAATTTACTTAAATTGTCTGCTTCTGACAATTCAATTTCAGCGCGTTTTCCTTTGTCGTCTTCAATTGAGATTTTAACTTTGAGCAATTGCATCACCTCTTGAATCAATTATATCATAAAATCGAATTTTTTAAAAAACAAAATATATACAAAAACAAAAATATGTGTTATAATAAATAACGTATGAATACTATATAAGGGAGGACACGTACATATGGGACTAGGCACGAAAAATGGATTAAGTTTTGTCTCAAACAAGCACACAAAAGTCAAGTAGTAAAATACAAGCATTTTTCCGTCATCGTGAAAGGTGGAAGAGTGATTTCTGTCGGATTAAACAAAAATACTAAATTTGGATGTTTAGCAGATAAATGTTATGGATTAAAGGCTTGGCACTCAGAACTTGACGCTCTATATGGTTTAGACAAAGACAAAATAAAAGGCGCGATACTTTATGTTGCTGGTTTGAGCAAAGGCGGGAATATTGTTTGTAGTAAACCTTGCAGACATTGTGAGCAATTTCTAAAAAAATATCCTTTGAAAGCAATTTATTATAGTATGCCAAACAAAAAGTATGGGAGGTTATAACGGTAACCAATATCATTGACAGAAAATAAAGGATGAGTTTAAGTGATCAGAGCATATAAAACTGAAATTAAATTAAATGATCATCAAAAGAAAATATTTATGAAAACTATTGGAGTTTGCAGATTTGTTTACAATTTTTATATTGCATATAATAAAGAAATTTATAAAAAAGAAAAAAGATTTGTATCTGGAATCGAGTTTTCAAAATGGCTAAATAATGAATTCATTCCAAATAATCCAGAGTATTCTTGGATTAAAGATGTTTATCAAAAATCAGTTAAACAGTCTATCATGAACGCTGAAAATGCTTTTAAAAGATTTTTTAAAGGATTATCTGGATTTCCAAAGTTTAAAAAGAAAAAGAATCAAGATGTAAAAATGTATTTCGTTAAAAATGATGCAAAAAGGATAATTCCATGTGAACGACACCGAATTAAAATACCAACTCTTGGATGGGTAAAATTAAAAGAAAAAGGATACATTCCAACAAATAAAATAATTAAAAGTGGAACAGTTTCACAAAAAGCAGATAGATATTATATTTCTGTTGTAGTAGAAGAAGAACCAATAAAAATAAATATTAATTATTCTGATGGTGTTGGAATTGATCTTGGAATTCATAACTTTGCAACGATTAGTGATAATATTAATCCATTTAAGAACATCAACAAAACTTCAAAAGTAAAGAAACTTGAAAAATCTTTAAAACGTCAACAAAGAAAATTGTCAAGAAAATATGAAAATCTTAAAAAAGAAGGGAGGAAATCTGCTACTGGACAAAATATCCAAAAACAGATACTGAAGGTACAGAAACTTCATCGGCGGTTATCTAACATTCGTGAAAATTATATTAATCAAATTATTTCTTCAATAATAAAGCAAAAACCACGCTTTATTACAATTGAAGATTTGAATGTTAGAGGAATGATGAAGAATCGGCATTTGGCAAAAGCAGTAGCAGAACAAGGATTCAATAAATTCCGAATAAAGTTATCGTTTAAATGTAAAACAAATGGAATTGAATTAAGAATTGTTGATCGTTTCTATCCATCAAGCAAGATTTGTTCATGTTGTGGATACATCAAGAAAGATTTAAAATTATCAGATCGTATTTTTGTATGTGACAATTGCAAAAATACAATGGATAGAGATATGAACGCTGCTGTAAATTTGAAAAATGCCAAAATGTATAAAGTCGCATAAACAAGCGATTATGCGTATGTACCGATGGCTAGTCGGGAATTTACGCCTGTGGAGTGTTGAAGAACCTGTAGTAGCGCAATGCGAGGCAGAACACATTGAAGCAGGAACTATTCTTAGTATGGATATTTGTCCATATTTTAAGTAGCAGGTTAGAGATTGGATAAAGAATACGATACCAGAGGAGTGCATGTTATATGTGATATGTACGGAGTCAAATACGATCTACTTGAAAACATCAACTATCTCGAACAATTAGGAAGATTCGCTATAGCAGTTGCAGGAGCAACCTATGTTGATGTCGTAAAGAAAAAATTCCAACCACAAGGAACAACGCTGCTTTTCTTGTTAGAAGAAAGCCATCTTTCGTTTCATTGTTATAGCGAAAAATCATTTTTAGCTCTTGACATCTTCACTTGTGGTAATGCTAACCCTGAAAAAGCATTGGACTACATTATCAAGCAGCTTCAACCAGAGCGTGTTTACCGCAAAACAATCATTCGTGGTGTAGAGCCTAATTAATCGAGGTGAATAATTATGGATGTTTATGTCTTAAATTATTATAACTCACAAGGAGATAACGGAGTTTGCTACGTACATACGGATAAAAACAAAGTAGTAAATGAAGCGATAGAATTATCATCTGAAGATGGTGGCGAGTTTACTTATCGAATGGAAACATGGAATAATGGAGAATGTGTAGGGGAGTTTAGGTTTTTCCAAGATGGAAAAGAATTTACACAAGAACTAATATCATTAGCTCGATATTTGAATCGCTTGTAGTTAAAAACGAAGCCTACAGATTAAACCTGTAGGTTTCATTTCACTAATTAATTTAAGGGGCGATTATTATTGAGTTGTTTCTGTAATTTACATACTCATTCAATGTTTAGTTTATTGGACTCAATATCAAAACCTGAAGATATAGTTAATAAAGTAAAAAGCATGAAACAAGATGCGGTAGCCATAACTGAACATGGCAATGTATTTTCTTCTGTAAAAATGTTCAAATTATGCAAGGAAAATAATATAAAATTTATTTATGGTTGCGAGTTTTACATCTGCGAAAATAGATTTGAAAAAAATAAAGAAAGCAAATATAATCATATAACTGTTCTTGCTGAAAATGAGCAGGGTAGATTAAATATTAATAAATTAGTTTCTCTTGGTTATTTGGAAGGATTTTATTATAAACCGCGAATTGATTTTGAATTACTCAAACAACACAAAGAAGGACTAATTATATTGTCCGGCTGTATGGCAAGCCAACTTCAACGAACTCTAATTACTCAAGGATATGAAAGAGCAAAAGAAGTAGTGCAAAAATTCAAACAAACATTTGGAAAAAATTATTATTTAGAAATTCAGTCACATAGAGACTTGACGCAACAAAAGTTAAATAGACAAATTGTAGATTTAGCTAAGGAATTTGGTATTGAATATGTCGTTACTGCTGATTCTCACTTTATAAACGAAGAAGATCATGAATTACATAGTATATTCGTTCAAATAGGACAAGAAAGAGAAGCAGGAGAAACATATGCCGATACACAGTTGCAAAGCGAAGAAGAAGTTTGGCAAAGATTGATTAGCCTAACAAATGAAGAAAAAGAAGAAGCTATTAAAACTACTCAAATAATTAAAGACAGATGTGCAAATAATATAATTCCATTATCAGCACCGATTATTCCCCATGTCCCTATTCCAAACGAATTTGCGAATGAAGTTGAATATTTAAAACACTTATGCAATGAAGGTTGGAAAAAAAGAGAAATAAACAAACTACCAAAAGAAAAACAAAAAATATATAAAGAAAGATTATATTATGAATTCAATGCAGTAAAAGAAATGGGTTTTGAAGGTTATTTTTTATTAGTACAAAGTTATGCAAACACAGTAAAAAGAAGAGGAATTGCAAGGGGATCTGGTGGAGGGTCATTAATTGCTTATTTATTAAATATTGTTGATATCGATCCTATTAAATATGGATTGTATTTTGAACGCTTTATTGACGTATCAGCATTGGATTTATTAAAAGAAGGAAAAATTAAGCCAGAAGAATTGAAAATACCAGATATTGACTTAGACTTTGGGAGAGAAGACAGAGAAAAAGTAATTAAGTTTATTGAACAAACTTATGGAAAAGATAAATTTGCATGTTTGGGGTCATTCCAATACATATGGGACAAATCAGCTATTAAGGACGTTGGGAGAATTCTTGGCATTCCATTTGAAGTCACAAATGAAATTACTAAAAAACTTGGAGATGAAGAAATTGACGAAGCAATAAATAATGGCACTTTAAATGAATATATAGAAAAATATCCAAAATTATTTGATTATGCAAAAAAATTAACTGGATTGCCAAGACAATTCTCAATGCACCCTTGCGGTCGCATAGTTAGTACAAAAGAATTAACTTATTTTACTGGAATACTTCAAAATGAAGATGAAATTGTTCTTCAGTGTGATATGGAAGATGCTGAAAGTTTGGGCCTAGTAAAGATCGATGCATTAGGCCTGCGTACCGTGGATGTTATATATGACGTACTAGATATGATCGGAAAAGATTATGAATATATTAATCCAGCAAAAATAAATCTTCAAGATGAGAAAGTATATGAAATATTTCGTAATGGCATGACGAATGGTATCTTCCAATTTGAATCAGAAGGTATGAAGAAAACTTTAATTAAGATGAAACCAACTACACTTGATGACTTAGCAGTTGCTAATGCTCTTTATAGGCCGGGAAGTATGAAGTATATTGACAACTATATTAAACGAAAACATGGAGAAGAAAAATTTGAATATTTACATCCAGATTTAGAACCCATATTAAATTCTACATATGGAATAATTGTCTTCCAAGAACAGCTAATAGAAATTGGTAAAATTGCCAATTTAAGGAATCCTGATGAGATTAGAAAAGCTTGTGCAAAAAAGATTCCTGAAAAAATGGCGAAGTTAGAACCTGAATTAAAATCAGGATTATTAAATAGGGGTTGGTCGCAAGAACAAGTTAATAGATTATGGGATGATATCATTGAATTTACACGTTATTCATTTAATAAAAGCCATAGTTATGCTTATGCACTTATTGCGTATATTACAGCGTTTTTAAAAGTTTATCATCCAACAGAATATGTTTGTGCTATGTTTAATTCGTTTGAAGGTAAAAACGAAAAATTTGGACTATGTTGGGAAGAAGCTAAAAGACTCAATGTTAAAATTGAACCGTTTGATTATAAAAATACATCTCCATTATGCAAAGTGGTAAACAATAAAATTATTATAGGAACATCTATGATTAAAGAATGCAATAGACAATTAGCATATGATTTAACTAAAGTAAGTCAAAATAAATACAAATATTTTGTCGAATTACTTGCAGCTATTATAAATAATACATCTATACAATCTAATCAAATTGAAATTTTAATTAAACTTGGATTTTTCAGCGAGTTTGGAAACTCAGGCAAACTTTATATGATTTATCAAGAATTTAAAAACGGTAAAAACAGATATAAAAAAGATCATAAACAAGAAACAAAAGAAAAAAGATTAAAAGAACTTATTGATTTCGAACAAAATCTTGAAAATAAGAAAATGAATCTGATTGAATCATTAAAATTTGAAAAACAATTTTTAGGAAGCATAGTTAGTGTTTTTCCAAATCTGAAATCAGATTACAGTTTGGTTTTAAACATTGACGATAAATATTCTCCAAAAATTGAATTATATGATCTTAAAACTGGTGAAATAAAATTATTAAAAATAGATAAGAAAAATTATTATGACGAAGGAAAAGTTCCAAAATTTAAAGTTGGAGACATATTAAAAAATATAAAAATTGAAAAAAGAAAAAAAATAATTCCTCAAAATGGAAAATGGACAAAACTCGACGAAGAAGAAGAATGGATTGTTGGTTGCTCCATTATTAAACAATAAAGGAGAGTGATTCTTTGTCAAGCAAAGACGGAAAACTATTTCAAGAAGACATCGAAAAAAGCTGTGAAAAATTAAATATTTTTTATGACCGAATAAAGGATCAATACATACCGCCAGAATTAAGATCCAAAATACCTGTAGTTAAAAACAAATATGACTGCTATATTTTTGGAAATCAATATTTGTTTCCCGTAGAACTAAAATCAACCCAAGACAATAAACTATCTTTATCAGAAAGCATTGTTAAAGATCATCAAATCAAATACTTACAATGGGCAAGAAAATTTAAATACACTATTCCGGGTTTCATAGTTAACTTTCGGTCATTTAACAATCGTACATTTTTTATACATATTGATGATTTTGTAGAATATAAAGAGATTGCCGTAAATAAACCGAAAGAGCATAAATATAAAAACAAAATAAATAAATCTAGCATACCATTTTTAATATGTGAAGAAATTGGACTAGAAATTAAATATTACTTAAAACGATCTAGATATCATTATTGCATTGATGAATTTATAAATGAAGCTGTTGAACGATGGGGTTTAAAAAACAAATTATAATACATATAGGTGATATAATACATGAAATTTATTAAGTCACTTGAAGATGGATGGATATTAATTGAAACAAACAGTGGGCAATTAATTAAAACAAGAAAACTTAATGATCCATCTGAAAATGCAATTATAAATTTTAATAAAAAGTTTAATGAAATATTCAATAAAAAATGCTGCGTATAATGCAGCATTTTTTTGTTATATAATATTCACGTCAGAAATAATTCCAAAAAGGAGTGTTTTGTTGATGAAAGAATTTTTAAACAAAAAGTACACAAATAGATTGATCTATGAAAAGTCACCATATTTACTTCAACACGCACATAACCCTGTAGATTGGTTTCCGTGGTCACCTGAAGCATTTCAAAGGGCAAAAAGAGAAGGAAAACCTGTATTTTTGTCCATCGGCTATAGTTAGCCCTGCAAGGGGCGATAATTGAGAGGTATAATCTAAGAACCTGCCATTGGTGCCATGTTTTCAGATTATACCTATT